ATTGGTCGTGGAGGAAACATGTTTGGGGATGAGGCTTCTGACATCTCACCTATTGCCCTTGGTCACATGGGTCGTAGAGAATTTGAGTCAGATGATGGTCGTAAGTTGATTATGTACCTAATCTCCAACCCTCGGTCATTGAATAGCTTTTATGACTTCATGGTCAATGAGGATCTTGCTGATGATGAATTTGTTATGTGGCTGGATGTGGTTACAGCAATGGAGGAGGGAAGCATCAGGTACACCAAAGATGAGCTGATGAGATCTCAGTTCACAATTACAGAAGACTCTATTCGAGAAAACCTTCTGTGTGAGTTCCCTACTGAGAGATCTTCATTCTTTGATGCCTCACCTGATATTCTTGATGATTTTGACATGAAAGCAGAAGGCTTGGAGTTCTTCCTTGGAGTGGATAGTGCCTATAAAGGTGCGGACTCTATCCAGGTCACTATCTCTTCTGTGGACAAGTCTAATCACTTCACAGCTATTGATACAATGGACATTAAGCCTAAAGAGTGGATTGATGGTGTCACAGCTATTGAAATTGTCAATAAGATTGTGACCATTGCCAATCAACTCAATGTGAAAGCTATCGGCATAGATGCTGGTGGTGGAGCACATATTGTACAGCCTCTCAAGATGAGAAGGTTATCAGGACAGCTTAAATGCCCTGTGTATGACATTAACTTTGGTGGTAAACCTACTGAGATCAAGATTATTGGTAAAGATCCTAGTGCTGAATATGCTTTCAACAGAAGGGCTGAAATGCACCTAATGTTGAGAGGTATGATGGAAGCACAAAGGGTTTCATTTGTGAGAAAAGTGTGGGATGCTATTTCAAGGCAGATGTCATTTGTGTCTGAGGTTCAAAGACCTGAGGACAGGAAAGTTAAGATCAGACCTAAGGCAGAGATCAAGAAACTACTCAGACAGTCTCCTGACGAACTGGATAGTGTATTGCTTTCTCTACATGTGGCTGAATTGTATTATCTAGGAGGGTCATAATGACTTGTGGAAAGTGTAAGAAAGATGACTGTGGTGGTCAATGTGCAATGGATAGGCACTTCCTTGCTGACTACAAGGATAGATTGATCTATTCAAGTACAGGATTCAGAGGAACATCTATCAATGAAAATCTAGAAGAGATTGAGCAACTGGCTCTTGATCTTCCTGATGTTGATTACATCCTAGATAACATTGTTAATTACATGTTCACTAACTCCCTTACTACTGATGACTTCAGTAAGGATGAGGAGTTGAAAAAATTCCTTTATGGTCATAATTTCAATGGACAACGAAACTATGATGTATTAAAGCAAGTAGCTAAAGGGTATAGAAAATATGGTTACTATGGTATCCTAAACACAAAAGAAGGTCTTGTAGGTATTCATCCCAAGGATATTCTCGCTTGTGTGATTGACTACCCTAAGATGCCTGTGTTAAGACAGAACTTGACTTATCTTATCAAGAAAGGTGACTACTACAGAACACCCTATGTACAGAAAACAGGAAACCCTAGAGTAGCTACTGACTACTCAGAGGATGACATCAAAGAAATCCTTAAAGATCCTGAAAAGTACAAGAATGATGTAATGGTAGTTACTAGTGATGAGTTTGCTTGTGTCAGACTAGATACATCACAGGTATTCTGTATGAGTCCTTTGCTTAAGGATAGAAAGCGTGTAGAGCTTATTCTGAATATCCTTAACCGTATGAATTATGATATTTCAAGAAATGGTATTGGTACTATTGCTTTACAAGCTAAAGATACCCTGGAAGAACAGATTGAGGAAAGTGTAGAGCAAGGTTCTGCTTTCTCTAGCGGAGAGCTACTTGACATGGGTAGAACTGCTAAGGCAGAACGTACTCAGAAGATTGTTGAGGATATGAATGCTTTTGCTGAGAAACTTTCTGAGACTGAGTTCAATGATGCTATTGTATATTCAGGAAACTTCCAAAACCTTGAGCAACTAGAGCGTGATACTAAAGCAACTGACTTCCTGGACTACCTTTCACAGTATGTTCCAGCTATTATCTGTCAGATGTTTGGAGTTCCAGCTAGACTGTTTGACTTGAATAAAACAGTATCAAACATTGGTACTTACAGCATCATTGACAACGCTATGAAGAACACAATCATTCCAATGCGAGATCACTTCCTTGGACAAATTGTGCATCTCCTTCAAAAGTCTACAGGATTAAAAGAGCATATTAAGTTTGATAGTTATGAGTTCGCTAACAGCTACAACTATAATAATGATATTTACATCCTTGATGTGTATGAACGCTTGAAGAATATTGACCAACGAATGGCTGATGCTTATTTAGCCAAAAACTTAATTGTGTAGGAGTATAAAATGTCAGACAAGATTATGACGATTGAAGAGCTTGCTAAAATGCAGGAGAAAGTTATTGATGCAACTAAATCAGATGCACCAGTAGCTATTGAAACACCAACTACTAGCATTGTGAATGGTGATCCATCTAAGGTTCAATCTATTGAGCCTAAGAACTACACAGTGGAGTTATGGCTTCCTGTGACAAGTGAAACACCTACAACTGCTGAGCGTGTTATGGGTGGTACTGCTTACAAACAGCTTATCAATGCAGATCAGAAGTTTATCACTGCACGTATTGCACGTAAAGTACGTAACTATGCTTCTACAATCACTCTAGCATTTACGAACTTCAAAGAGGATGGAGACTCAGAGATCTACACTGTGGATGATCTGCTTAAAGTCTATGAAGTCTTTGATGATGATGTTATTGATGCTTGTGAGAAGCTTGTGGGTACTGTGTTAGGTATTCCTGACCACTTGATGCAATACATCACTGATACTTCACTGATGGACACTTGTACAAAGATTATTCAGAACAACCCTTCATTTTTTCAAGCTGGTTAGTTATCTAGTACGATATAACTGGGCTTGGGTTAATGGAAAGATAAAAGAGAAAGATGACTACCGTGGACTAGCTTATGAGGACATGGTAGCTATCAATCTTGATGACATAGAGGAAAAAGTCCTTGCTGTGGTTAAAGAGTACAGGATGGACTACCAGTATGTAGCAGATCAGATGTACTACCCTGATGTGACTGTTTATTATGCCAAGATGGTCAACAATAATGCTTTCAAGAGCTACAATGACTATCTTAACCTTGATGAAGAGTCAAAAGGTAAGTATGTTACTGATTGGGGAGTTCCTGAGCCTTATGCTTATGAACTTCTAACACCTGAGAAACAACAAAAGGCTATTGAAGCTAAAGATAAGCCTAGTACAAATTCCCTTAAGGACATGTACAGGCATGGAGGAAGATTAAATGACTGAAGTACTTGGTGATGTACTTGGATTCTTAGATACTAAGCGTAAAGAAATTATGCCTGAGTATGTACGCAATGGCAAACCTGTGTACACACTACGTAAATATGCAGACTTGACTGACCTTGATGCAGAAGTGCTTATCAATGGTGGTACAGAAAACGTAGCACAAAAGATCCCTACTATTGGGGTATCAGGTAATATGCTTCGTACCCCACGTACATCATATGCTGTGAATGTTGAAATCGCTTTTGACAATCGTGTGAAAGTATCTGACCAAGATTTAGGTGATGGTAAGACTGAAAAGGTTTACACCTTTGTGGTTGACCAACGTGCTCTTATGGAACAATCTACTGGTCACATCTATGCAAACTACATTGTAGGCTTTGTGATTGGTAAAGGTAAAGGTGGTAAGCCTGAGGTTCGTGGTACTGTACACATCAAGGAAGATGAGTTCATCAATGACTTTGATGCTACATTCGATCCATTTGAGATGGAAGCTATCATGGACTTGATTAACCATTACAAGCTTGAGCATGGTACAGCCAAGGTTATTGATACTATCAAGTTTTAATTTAGTTGTGGTAGGGTTGACTCCCTACCTCTTTTTGTTATAATGTGAATATAATTATGCAAGGAAGGAGCACGTTTAATGGCTACTATTAAAGTTCCTAAAATGAACCTCAAGATTGAAGTTGATGGGGAAACTAAAACTTTCAAGTCACCTTTGGCTGAAACAATCTTGGCTCAAGTAAGACGAGTAGTTGTAGGGCATGAACAGATTCAATACTATGATGTTGATGAAAACAAGTTCAAGTCATTCACTTATTGCTGTGGTGATAAGTATGAATTTAACTATGAGCTTGAAGAAGTTCCACTTAAAGACACTGAAGTTGACTGTTATGGATTCCCTATCACTTATGCAGGAGATAAATAATGACAGAAGTAAAAACCGTAGGACAAACCTACCAAGAGTACTTGCGTGAAGTACGTGCAATACAGTTTGGTAGAGAGTCTGAAGTTATTTCTTCTATCACTGAAGGCACAACTGTTAAAGCTGTGGAGGCTGAGAAGCCTAATAAACAAACAAAGAAGAAGGTAGATAAGTAGTGAGTAAATTTAGAGTATCAAGATTCCTGAAGCGTGACCTAGTTGCTAGAGTAAGTTTCTTGAATGATAAAGGTATTATCCAAAACTCACGAAAGTTCTTTGAATTTTATCCTGGTGACAACCAAGAGAGCGAAGGTTGGTATGAAACTACTGATGAAGTTCTCTTGGCTAGTCTAAAGGAGCAAACAGAACAGCTACCTTATTCACCTGAGACTGAGGCAGGACTCAAACAAGACAATGTTGAGTATGAGTATGCCTACTGTGCCTCATGTGGTGGTAAGAAAGTAAGAAAACTTAAATATAATTTGTTTGAGGTTATTGAATAATGCACATCAAGACACAGATTGCAGGAAAGATCATGAATGAGATCAATGACTACCTTGAAAGAAAAGATAGCCTTGATAACATCTTGAACTTATCCCAAGAAAGCACTGAAAAAGAGTGCCTATCTGTGAATAAGGTTGAGAACAGTGAAGGTTACATGACCTTGTTATCTGAAGGTTCTGTGCTCTATCAGGATGGTACTATTAGACTTTACTTGTGTAAGGGTACACTCAAGAACTGGTATGATAGCATTGATGAAACTTTTGAAGGTTATGTATCAACTGGTCACAGAGATCTAAATAGTTATCCTGTTAGAGAAGGTTATTTCAGAAAGAATGACCTTAAATTGGTTCAGGATGACAATGGTAGATATGATCTACTGGTTAAACCTCATGTCAATACACAACTAAGCAATGTTAAGGATATTATTCTTCAAGATGAGCCTTTTGCAATCTCATCTGAGTTCCTATGGTATCACAAAGATATTGGGGATGATGATATTGAAGAATATGCAAAACTCATTGCTTATAATGTGGAACATGGCGGTGATATTGATGTACCTATCACAGATAAGGTAGAGATTACTGGTTTCTCTTTTGTAGGGAATCCTGGTAATGCTAAGAGTGGTGGATATGATCCATCCTTACTAGTAAGAAATGAGGAAGAACACTTGAAGAATAAAGAAATTCTTGAAAAAGTACTTGCTCACCTTTCTGCTCAAGTAGAACCTGAGGAAGTTAAAGAGGATGAAGTCCTTGAAGAAGCTCCTGTGGTTGAAGAAGAGCCTAAAGCTGAAGAAGCTGAAGAAAAGGTAGAGGAAGCTACTGAAGAGCCTAAAGAAGAAGAGGCTAAATCAGAAGAGTCTCAAGCATTGGCACAAGCTATTGAAGCTATTGAGGCATTGACTGCTGAAAATGAAGCTCTTAAAGCTGAAATTGCTACTAAAGATGCTATTATTGCAGAAAAAGAAGCTAATGAAAGTGTTGTAGAAGGACAACTTTCTAAACTAGCTGTGTTGCTTGACAAAGCAAACCCTGTGGTAGAGAAAGCTTCTAAAGTAGAAGAAGAACAACCTAAGAACCGTTTTGGACGAGTTCGTTTTGGAGGACAATAAATTGACTAAAGTAAATTTTGATATTTTGCTTGGTGAAGCTATTGATAACTTGTATGAGCGTACTAAAGCTCAACTAGCTAACAAAGAAAACTTCACTAATGAAGATGGTAAGATTCCTTTTGGTATCTCACGTGACTGGTCTAAAGCTCAACCTTCACTTCGTGAAGTTGGTATGGATGATGAATTGGTAAATGATATTCTTAAACGTTTTGAACAATCATCTTTCGGAGCTTTGCGTCAAGCTAAAAATGGTGACTGGATCATGGAAGGTATCACTTGGGGTACTAAAGCACCAGACTTTGCTAATGATACTTCAGATGCCTGCTGTTTCACTGAAAAATTCACTATGCAAGCAACTGGTGATGCTACTCCTGTACGTTACCTCTGTTTCAAAGACTGTGAAACTAGACTTGACCGCTTGATGAAAGACAAAATGCACTTCAAACAAGGAGATCTTATCAACATCTTCCAACGTTTGGGTATGTCTTATGAAGAAGCTGAACAATTCATGGCTTGGTACACATTTGCCTTTATCGTTCAACGTCATATCGTTCAAGGTATGTTGAACTTCCAAGGTCAAGGTCTTCGTCCATTCGCAGGTGTGGCTGAAATGATGTCTCACCCAGGTGTTACTCCTATTGATGCTTCAGGATCTATCATTGGTGCTTTCCGTCAAGTAGCTTGCTACCTAGATGTATTGAACAACCAATCTGCACGTTACAAGATCTATGTTCACCCACTTACACTTCGTGGAATCAAATCTGAAATCGTTCCTGGTAAAGATGGTAAACTTCCTCAAGGATGGTCTGTGAACGGTGAGTCTATCTCATTCCGTGGTATTCCATTCGGTGTATCTTACCACTTGCCTTATGACCTTGAAAAGACCATGACTGGTGAAGCTTATGTGATTGACTTGTCTAGAGTTGAAGCTTTGACTCAATATGACTTGTTCGTACCACAATCTTCTATCTACACTCAACGTACAGAAGATACAACTAAACCAGGATGTGAAGTGATCTGTGATAAGTATGAAAACTTTGGTTTGGTACATACTAACTCACCTATCTCTCACTTGTTGATTGCCAACATTCCATTGGATCAAACTTGCCCTGCTGTGGTATTCGAACGTATCCAAGGTCTTCTTACAGGTCTCAATCCATTCCCTATGGCTACTATCCCTGCAAAATAAGGAGTTAAGATATGCAACCTGAATTGGAGTTAATGAAGATTACACAGAAGCTTCAAGATAGGTGTGGCTGTTTTGACTGTGATGATGGAGCAACTATGCAACGGTACATGGAGAGCTTTCTCCGTGTACTTGCTAGATTGTTCTGTTGGACTGATGGTGAATGTGATACTATCTTAAGAGCTAAAAGACATGAAGTCATTGAAGTGAAAGACTTCGACATCTGTGGATGTGATGCAATGGTTGAGATTAAGCCCTATTACTTTAAAGGTTTTGATCCTTCAACACTTAAGGTATATATGCACAAGAGAAAAGGTCTAGAGCGTGAGGAGTATGAAATTACTCCTGATAAGTACAACTGGTCTTTTGTTGATGGGACTATCCTAATCAACGTTACTGAAGAGTTAAGCCCATGTTGTAGATGCTGTGATCCTTGCTCCTGTGAGGCTGAGTACAAGATTATTCTTGATTATGAAGCTGGTTATACTTCTGCCAGCCTACCTGACTGCATCTTTGAAGCAATGTGTCACTTCATGAATATCTTTGTGGCTTATCAGAATAAATGTGGTACACTTGATGAGTGTGCTAACATGGATAGACTTGCTGTAGGAGCTGTTCTAGAGCAAAAATCAGTAGACTACATTGTTCGTAAATGGACTGTAGACAAAACAAGTCTAGAAACAATCTATGTTAAGCTCATCAATACATGGGCACTTAAGACACTTAGTTCACTATCCCTGTGTAAGAGAGTTTACACAGAAAATATGTACTTAGCTATTGGGAGAAGAAAAGAATGTTAGTAAAATACAATGGAGAGTATGCTAGAGAGCAACGCTCTTATGGCTGTTCCAAGTGTGGTACTGGTCGCTCAATTAGTGGAGTAGAAACTTATAGAACTGTGTATAGAACTTACTACAGTGGAAGACTTTACATCTTTGAACAAGGTAAAACCTATCCTGTGGATGACATCTTAGGTAAGTATCTAACTAACTTAAGATACACAGATAAGGAAGGTGTAATCAGAAATACTTTCTCTGAAGTACCTGATAACACAGAGGCTACCTATGTAAGAAATGTAGAGGAAACTGAGTTTCATATCCCTGAAGAGCCAAAACCTACAGAAGAAGCTCCTAGATCAGATGTAACACCTAATGAACCATTAGACCATCTTGGATAGGAGGTCGTAGATGCCACTACCTAGAACTAATAGAGAGATCCTTGTGTTAAGGCAAGGCACAGCAACACCTACTTATGATGAGAACTCTAGGCAGGTCATGAAGTGCTTGTGGGAAGAGGTTGAGCATTTATACTGTGTAGACCACATGCCTACATCTAGGGGTTCTGAGAGTGATGCGACTACAACCCACACTCTTGAAGGATCTAGACAACTAGAGACTTTCTACTTTTCACTACACAACCAACATCACTCCTGTGATTTTGATATTAAGCATGGGTACTACATCCTACAAAGAATATCTACCAAGTGTAACTATTGGGAATGTCCTGAGGATGCTGGTTATATGTTTTGGAAGGTAGTAGCATGTCGCACGTATGAGATTATGCCTGGGTGCTGGGATATAAAGATGACAGGTGAAAGACTGTCTCCACGTGAGAGTGAACAGAAAGTACTTGAGTGTGCCCCTTATATCAAACAGTTACAGGGGGTGATTACTCGTGACCACGACTGATATTCATGACTGGAAAGGTACTGAGTTTGTGGAAGAGTTTACCGACTTTGTTCTTACTGGTACTTTGGAAGCTAAGGCTATTGCTTCTAAGCAAACAGGTAGAATGGTAAACTCAGTTAAAATAAGAAAAGTCAGTGATGGCTTTGAGGTGTATAGTGATCGTAATGACTTCCCTCCTACTAAGCGAGGTAAAGTTAGATACTATACCAAAGTTTATGTTGAGAGAGGCTATCCTAATTATCCTCCATTTGACTTCCTTATGGAAGGTTTCCTAAATGTAGGAGAGGGAGAACTTGTGAAAGGTGGGGTAGGTCAGTACTCTGCTAAGCACCCTTCAGGTAGACGGGGATCAGGTACAGCAATTCTAACTCAGAGCGATAAGTCTGCTGTGACTGCATATAGAGAAAGAGCTGAAAGTAGATTGGCTATTAAGATTCCTAAGAGGCTACAGAAATGAATAGTGCAATATACATAAACATTAAGAAATGGCTTCAAATGTATGGAGCTGGTGTTCTAGATTACTTCATTCAACCTGACCATCCTGAAGAGCTAGACCCTAGAAAACGTTATGATAACTTTGATGTGCAGTTCAACCAACACGTAGGGACTACTGAGCACTTCCAACTTAACCAAGGAGCTGAGTTTCCATTCTTGGCAATAGATGTTTCTTGTGATAATTCTTCTAAGTGCTTTCCTAGATTCTATGTAACATTCTCTGTATATTACTCATCTGTGTCTCCCCCTACTAGTAGGGTATGTATTGAGAACACTCCTGAGGGTAAACTTGAGTACAGAGAAGAAGTGCACTGTCAAATAAAAAATATGTTGGTTCATCAAGTTAAAACCCCTAAAGGTATACAGAGAAAGACATTCGCTCAGGATGTAGCTTCATTGGATAATTGGTACTTACCTATCAATGCTAAAGTGCTTGATGTGGGATGTCCATTAGACTTCTCTAATGAGCTTGTAGATGAGGTTGAAATGTTCTCATTCCCTGCTACCTTATCAATATATACATGTTAAGAAGGAGAGAGAACATGGCTGTGGAAAAACCACTAAATGTAGATGAGTTCTTCATGTCTCGTAATGAGATTGCAAACCGTCACGGTAGCCGTCTTGAGCTTCAAGCAATGGCACGTGTCCGTGAACACATGGTTGAAGAAGCTAATAAACCAAAACCTTCAGTGCAAGCTGATAACAAGAAAAAGGAGAAATAAATGTCTAACTGTTTTGTAGATATGTCTCATCCTATGTACGGTTACAATACCCAAGATAAAGACAATAAAATTATTGTTGCTATCAATGAGGAAATCCGTCCTTGTGTTCGCTGGAAAGCTAACAAACAAGTACAAATTCCTACTGGTACTTTAGTACAATACGTACGTAAGGATGTGCCTGAAGATCAACTAAACTGTACACCTTTGAAATGCTTCAACACAGGTACACTTTATGTTAAAGCTGTAGATAAAGCTATCAAGGTAAACTACCAAGTACGTTCAGATGCTGATGACTATGCACTTGGTTTCAACATGGTATATGTAAACGTTCCTAAAGCTGGTACTTACCAACTTAAAGTAGCTGTAGCAGACTTTACAGATCTTGCTCAAGCTAACTCATACGTGTACACATACAACTTTGAAACTCATGCACCTGGATTCGTACTCCGTACCATTGACCTTGCTGATACAAAAGCAATGACTCAAACAGGTACAGGATGGAAACCTTCTGACCACGGTGTAGTAATCTCTTATGAAGTTACTTACACAGGTACAGATGACTTTGATGGTCAAATTGGTCTTTCATCTCCAATGATCGTTAATGATCGTGCTGAGTTGCGTAAATTCTCTAATGTGTTGCTTTCATGTTTGACTTCATTCACACACAACATTTCAGTACCTACTACAGATGCTAGATGTTTTGGACGTCAATATGACAAATCACAAATTGAGATCACTAAAGAAATCACAGCTACTACAACTTCTTGTAATGACTACTGGTTGAACCCTCTTCAATCTATGTCTAAGAAACTTACAAGTGGTATCCCTGTGACAGACAGCTTCACAGTAGAACGACTTGAAGTAGATGGTAAAGAATATGGATCACTTGTTATCCCTGACCTTTACTATGAAGATTGTAATACAATCATTATCTCTTCTGACCGCTGTGACTGTACTTACCTTTCATCAATGCCAATCTCTGCTGGTGTAGGACTTGAGGATGATGAGTTTATTGCTCTTACTCAAACACACCATGGATTGGATCGTGGTACAGTTCTTGTGAACCCAATGTACATTGGTGAAAAACTTCTTGTGACTTACAATGCTGAGCGTGATGTTGAGCTTATCGTAGCTAATGACAAACGCTTGAGAAACACTCACTTCCGTGTTACTCAAATGGTTGAAAACACAAGAGGAATCAGAGAATACTATGTATTCAACAATGTCCTTATCACAGAAAACTCAAGAGAGTTCGGTACAGATGGAGAAATCACTTTGTCATTGACATTCACTGTAAGTCGTGATGAAAATGGTAACTTCTATGAAATCCGTAGAAACATTGAGGATGTAGCTTAAGTAGGAGAGTTTTAATGTCAGTACGTACTATAAGTGTTACAATTAATGGTCTTAACGATATTGAGGCTAAGACAAAATTATTGAATAACATGAAAGCGACTGTGCTTGATATTGAACGTATGATTAAGAAGATGGGCAGGTCTAATAACCTGCCCTCTATTAATTTAAAGCTCAATATTGATACTTCTGATATCCAAAGACAGATCAATAATGTAAACGCTCTTGTGAGCAAGGCATCAGGATCTAGTGTTGGTGGAAGTAGCAAGGTAAAAAGTCAAGCAGTAGAGGTCACTAACTTAGCTGAGTCTTGGAAAAACGTAGGATCTGCTATGTCTATAGCTGATAGAGCACTTACTAGTCTGACATCAAACATGATTAAGCTAGGAGCTATCAATCCTGCTAAAACCATGCTCAGTGGTCTCAGATCAGTCTCATCTGAGCTTTTAAATGTACAGAAGTCATTTACATCATTAGTTAATGGAAAGCTTACCAGTGGCTTCCAAGGCATCATTTCATCCGCTGTGACTACCTTGAGACAAGGTGTTGCTGGAATGGTATCTGAGTCACAAAAAGTAGGGGATGCTATGCAGATCTATAGGGTCAACATGTCATCTCTAGGCTTTAATGAGAAGGATGTAAACAAGTCTCTCAAGAGACTAGGAGATTATGGTAAAGCTTCTGTGTATGATGCTTCTGACTTGCTCAACCAAGCATCAACTTACTATGCTTATAACCGTAAAGACTCTGAGGATATTGTAAAAGCCTTTGCTGGGCTTATTGCACAAACTCAAAACCCTGTGCAAGGTCTTAAGACAGCAGGAGAGCAAACAGCTCAAATGCTTGCTAATGGTTACCTTAACCAACAAGACTTCAAGTTCACAAGAGAAAGATTCTCTGCTCTTGGGGCTTCTGAAGTAAATAAACGACTCTTAGAACTTGCTCAGGCTAAGGGTTATAAGTCTATTATTGAAGCTACTCAGAAGAAGGGTATCACTGCTGATGAATATCTAGATGTTATCAAGGAAGTAGGTAACAGTCCTAAGTTCCAAAGTCTAGTTACTTCTATCCTTACTCCTAAGCAAGCTATTGAGAACTTGAAAGAAACACTTTCAAACCTCCTTGTGTTTGACAAAGTGGATGAAGATGGTAATACTACCCCAGGTGCACTTAACAAGGTGTATGTGGCTACAAGAGACTTCATTAAGAACATCACAGATCTGGTAGGTAGTGCTAAATTTGAAGGTTATGTAAGATCACTAGGCAATGCTATTGGTACAGGCATTGAGAATATCAATAAGTTCTCAAGAGCTATTACCCTTATGTTTGGTGATAACCTAATTAAATCAATGGAGAAGTTTGGTAAGAACTTTGCATCTAACTTAGACACAAATGTCATGAAGAACTTCCAAGGATTGATGCAATCTGTGATAAACTTCTTCAATGAGTCAGGAAGTGCTATTGGTCGCTTTGTAGGTGAAGCTGGTAATGCTTATATCAAATATCTTACCTCTTGGATTGATATTGGTAGATCATTAATCAGTGGGGGTATCCTAGATGCTATCACTAATACCATTGAGGTTATCACTAATCTACAAACCCTTGCTGTTGACAGTGGTGCTGTAAAAGGACTAGCTGAGTTCCTTAAGGGTATGTCAGATGTATTAAAAACACTGACAGGTGATGGTAAGTATAGATCCTACGCAACTACAGTAGTTACATCTATTAGAGGTTTTGCAGAAGAGCTAGTTAAAACATTAGATTTTCTAGTTAAGAAAACACCTATAATTGAAGTGGCATCCAAGTTAATCTCTTCTGTGTTTGACTTCTTCTCAAACTTTGTGAAACTCACAAGACAAGGAATTGATAATGATGGCTTCAGAAATGGACTTAAGAACTTAGGTAATGTTGTAAAAGACTTACTTGATTACTTAGCTCCTGTGCTTGCTAGGATCACTTCTAGTGCTCTTAATGCCCTTACATCTGACACAGGTGTGAGATTCTTTAAAGCACTCTCAAACTTTGTTAAAGCTGTTGTGACAGCTATTGAGAATGTTATCAAGTCCTTTGGTGGTGGTAACCTTCAAAAAGGCTTTGAAAAGATCTTAAACACTCTAACTGTAATGGTAGAGATGTTTGCTAAGGTTGCTGAAATACTTGGTCATGTAGGTAAGTACCTAATCATTGGAGCACTTATTGGAAAAGCCACTTCTCTTGTGTCTAACATTGTGTCATTCATTGGTACAACTGTTAATAGCTTGGGTCAACTAAGCAACTTTGCTCTTCCAGGAAAGGTTAAGCAAGGAGTAGCTGGTGGACTTACAGGAGGTCAAAGCCTTCTTACTGGTGGTGGTTTAATTTCAGGCTTCCTTAACAAGAGAGCTGATAAGTACTACTCTAAGAAGAGTCAGAGAGCTTTCCTTGCTGATGATCCTGAAATGGGAAGCTACTATGCAGGTTTAGCCCTACAAGCTAGAAATAACACTAAAGAGCAACTTAAGCTCAGTAAAGTGTTTAAAGATTCTGCTCAAGCTTATAAGAATGTTAGAGCCAATGGTGGAACATTCAGACAGGCTATTGGAGCAGGTTTTGATAAGGCTGGTAACTTAGGTCAAGCACTTAAGACATCAGGACTAGCTATTGGTACAATGTTTGGTGGAGTTGCACTAGACGGTATCAATAATGCTGTTCAAAGTAGTAAGCTCTCTTCAGGAATGAAACAGGCTTCTACTGTGATAACAAGTACTGCTTCAGGTGCTTTAGCTGGTGCTGGTATTGGTTCTATGTTCACTCCTATCGGTACAGCTATTGGTGCTGGTATTGGTGGTTTTGTAGGACTTATCCAAGGTATGTTCACAAATGATGCTGAAAACCAAGCTAAGAAGGAACAAGCTAAGTTAGAAGCTGAAGCTGAGAAACAAAAAGAAGAGCAGAATAAGGCTATTAGAAGTGCCAAAGTTGATGCTCTCAAACAAGAAGCTAAACAGTATGGTGATCTGATGAGAAACTTCTACAAGTCAGTCACTAATGACTCTTCTGTGCAATCTGATATCTCTAATGCCCTAGCTCTTGTGTCAGGTAACGCTGGTAAGTTTGGTGGTGACCTAAGTAAAGGTGGGGCTAACCTTGGACTTGCTACTGAGTACCTTCCTAAAGATGTTGACAAGTACAGTGTTAACATTGGTGGTCAAGAGAAGACTTGGGCACAGTGGAAAGAAGAGCTTGGTGTTACTGACATTGAGCTTATGAAGTCACTACAGGCTTTATATGCACAGTATGGTCAAAGATATGTTGAGCTTAAGAATACCACAGATGGTACTGTAGAAGTTATCAAGACCCTATCTGATACTGAGTACAAGAGACAAGAATCTTCTTCTAAGAACTTCACGGATGCCTTCAATGCTCTTGGAATTGCTACTCAGAAGATTCCTGAGATTCCATTCAAGAAGATTGCTGAAGTCAAAGAGCAATTAGACTATGCACTTAAAGGAGGGAACTTCAGTAATAAGGAAGACCAAGACTCCGCTGTGCAAAAAGTCTTAATGGACATGGGAGCTAGCGAGGAAAAGGTCATTAATGCTTCCAAGGAAGATCTCTATAGATGGGCTAGAACACTTCAGGAGTCTGCTACAGCAAATTCTAAGAGTAATGATGAAGTCCATGCTACAGCAACAGATGAACTTAGAAAAGTAGTTGATAGTACTAAGAATAAAGTTTGGAAAGATCTTTTAGATGGCATAGTCAAGAAAAGTGAAAACTTTAACACTGAAGATCTTATTAGTCTTTCTACTGCGGGTAAAGCACTAGATGAAGCTGACTCCAAAATTATTCAGTATAAACTTCAACAGGCATCAAAAGCTACAAAAGAGAAAATCAATGAAGTTGCAGGTAAGAATGTTGATGATCTTATCCAAGAGCTTAAGATGCTAACAGGTTCTGGATTGACTGACAACTCTACTTATAAGGCTGACACTAAAGAGTTTAATACTATCCTAGAGAAAATAGGTATTATTGACCAAAAACTTAGACAAAAAGTAATTGACAAAGTACTTAAGGATGGTGAGACCATTGAAAAGGCTATCCAAGAGGTAGCTGATGATAAAGGTGCTCTTAGTGAAGAAGAACTTAGCTCACTCAAGCTTTCTGCAAACAACTTCTACAATGTTGTAGGTGAGTTGAAATCTAAAGGACAAATTAAGCTAGAGAAAGCTAATGAACTCCTTAAAGGAATCCCTATTGACCTTGTAGATGTATCTAAACTTACTCCTGAAGGACAAGCTCTTGTGGAAGAGCTTAAGACTAAGGTAGATAAGACCACAGGAAAGATCAAAGAGGCTAAGGACAAAGTTAAAGGCAATGATCCTAAGGATGTTGATACCTCTAAGATTACAGAAGAAGGTAATAAGATCCAAGAAGCCCTAAGCTCACTTGCTAACAGTGTTGCTAATGCTGTTACTAGTATCTTTAACTCTACTCCTAAGTCAGTTAAAGGTATAGGTAAAAAGGGTACAGGTGTTGTTTTAGGAGGTTTCAGATCTAATGGAGGAATCATTCCTGAATACCACTCTGATGGTGACATTATTGGAGTTGATTGGAAGCCTAAAGGAACTGATACTGTGCCTACTATGCTTACTCCTGGTGAGTATGTCTTGAGGAAGAAAGCTGTTGAGAGTCTAGGGCTAAACTTCCTAAATAATCTCAACAAATATGGCAATAAAGCCTTGCAAAGTAACTCAGGACAGACTATAATTAATAATGTATACAACACAAATAATGCTAAGATAAGTCAAAATATTGACAACAAATCTCAGTATCTAAATGGGTTGTTTGGAATTGACAGATTGATGAGGTATGTTTAATGTTTAGATGTGATGAAAACTTCACCCAACCTAAACGCTACATCCAATTTAATGACCTTGTGTTCCTTGGTAGAAAATCTATTGATGAGCAGACAGAAAGTATTAGTTTGCGTGAGAATAAAACCTCACGCACTTTTACTAATGGGTCTTATGTTGGTAACACTAGTAAGATGTCTCTTGTGGACTCTAACACAATCTCATTACAGATAGCACTCAAGACACATGACTGGTCAGAAGAGCATGTACAAGCTCACTATGACTTCATCATGGAGCAATTAATGACACCAGGAAAGCTGTGGGCTGTACAAACAGGTCTACAGCTTGTGTGGTGCAATGCTTATGTCACAAGTATCCAGAATAATAAACAGTGGGTACTCACAGATGATGACTACCTTGTGTTTAAGGTAGAGTTTGATAACCCTGATGGTGTATGGTATAAGGCTGATGAGGATAAGACATTCCTAGAGCCTTATGACAACTGTGACTTCCTTGACATGAAAGCTAGTTGCTTAGGTAAGTCAAGACACTGCTGTAATGGTCTACCTAACTGTAATAACTACTGTGAGTGTTGTGAAAGTGACTGCTGTGAGATGGATGGTATGATTGATCTATGCACAGCACAAACCAATGTAGAGTTCATGAATGACTTCTTTGAGGAATGTAACTCTAGATGGAGAGTAGTCTACAACTGCTCTAAGTGTAAAAAAGATGGTAAAGGCTTACAGTGTATGTATAAGCATGCTATCTGTGACACTTGTGTGAATGAAGTTCTCACAGGAGAGTTCCTATCTACTACAGTACTAGACAGTCACAAGTGGAGTATTGCTATTGAAGGAGACTTCAAAGACCCTATTGTGAGGATCAATGATATTGACTTCAAGATTAAAGGTGAGTACTCAGGAGTGCTTACAGCTAACTATAAAGGTGAGCTTAAGTATGCTAAATCTTGGGAATGTCTAGAGTTCAACTATCAGGATATTTCACTTTCTGTGCTTAAACTATGTGCTGAGTTACCTTACATCAAGAAAGGACTCAATACTGTGTCAGTAAGTGGTGTAGAGAGTGATACTGCTTGTATTTATATAGATTATGAGAGTGTAACAGTATGATTGGTTATATTATTAATAGTGAGGCTTCAGGAAGGAAGTCAGTAATTATTCCTAAGGATGACTTCCTTAATGATATTCAAGTACAGTTTGCCTTAATGGAAGTGCCTGCTATCACCTTGACCTTACCCTTAAAATATTCCAAGTTACTTAGTGGTAATACACACATTGTAGTCCAAACAGAGGACTGGAAGTATGAAGGTTATGTAGGAGACAAGTCAAGTGATTACCAAAATAGCACAGTAACTGTTCAGACTTCACATGTAATTGGTAGGCTGGGTAAGAGAACCCTTCCTACTAATGTTACTGTGAAAGCTAGATCAGTAGTATCTGCTGTAGAGCAGGCTATGGGATACTGGTCTAATGAACAACACAAGGATGACTTGCTCAATGAGTTCAAGATTAAGTATGTAGATGACTATGCTGAAAAGAACTTGATTGAGTATGAGTTTTCTAGAGAATCATTCCTAGAGTTCCTTACCAAAGTGTGCGAGAAGACTACTTCCCTATATTGGAGAGTAAATCGCTATGATCCTTACCTGATTGAGTTTGGTATCTTTGGTATTAAGAGAGATGTTCTCATCAATGAATACAACTACCTTGTGTCATTAGATAACATCTCAGAGAATTATGAGGATACTATAAACATTGCTGTAGCTATGTCAGATAAGTCAGACTCAGGGGCTAGTTCATTAACACTTAGAGATATCTTCTACAATCCTAAGTTCATGCTTGAAGGATTCCCTGTGATAAAGACAGGTAATAAGGTAAACTCACAGCGGTCTTATGACTATCCACAGCTTCCTGTGTTTGCTCCTGAGATCATTGGTGATGAGTTTGCTATCCTAGATGAAGAAGGTATTGCTTTAGAGGCAGGAGAGCTTTATTGGGGAACAGTTACTGATAATGACACTCAGTCAATCGCAGATGATAATAAAGAGATCACAGATGCTGATAGGCTTAGAGCCACAGAACAGCTCTATAGAACAGCTATTAGAAGACTTAAGAACTCACGCAGGAAGATAGTCTATACAATGACTGTAGAGCCTCTGAAGAAGCATACAGTACAGGCAGGAGATAGGGTATTGTTTACCCTTAATGCAGGAGTTTGGGAGCTTACAGCTTGTTCTAAGTACTATGAGAAGGTATTGAAGGAAAGTAACTGGTTCTTTGTGACCAAGATCACTGACCTTTACCAAGTAGGAAGTAACCACTTACAGCAACTAGAGCTGTCTAAATATCTATACAGTGATAGAGACATCATTGTGAATCAGTAGGAGGAGAAATGGTAGATTATCTAAATAAATTAGTAAATACTGTTAGTAGAACTAAATCTAGGGTAATTCAACAGTCTAAACAGCGTAGAGGAGGGGTAACTGACCTCTATGCTCTTGACTACGTGGATTCCCTTTCTACTGCTTCTTCCTGTGCTCCTTACTCAGATGATAGTATTGAAGGATCTGAGAGTGATGATATTGAAACAAGAGTAAAAACCTTTGCTAGAGCTATCAAGAAAGAGATTCCTGAGGCTAAGGCACAAGGTGTATCTGCTATTATTGGTTACTTTGTGAGAGAGTCTAATGTAACAGCTAGAAGATATGAGGCTGACTATGCTACAGGTAAACAATATGATAAAGTAGCACAAGAGCCTACAGCTGAGAACCTTATGGGATCATGGCAAGCCTTTGCTTCCTTGTATAAAGACCCACTTAATGAGCCTGGATACAATGTAGGAGGTAAACACTGGATTGGTCTAGGCTTAGGTCAGTGGACAGGCCCAAGGTCTAAGGCTCTTTATGAGTTTGCTAGAGCTAGAAACAGTAGCATCTTTACCTTTAACACACAAGTAGCTTTCATGATGTCTGAAGAGACACTAAAGAATGTGGTAAAAGAAGTAGCCTCTAGTGATGGTGATATTGCACAGCTTACTACACGTTTCTTAGCTGACTGGGGAGGTGTTCCAGGTAATGCCTTACAAGAGCGTATTGATGGAGCTAATAAGTACTTTGAAGTAGTCAAGAAAGCCCTTGAAAGTAAAGATGAATCACCTAAGGAAAAGAATGAATCTCCAAGTGACACTGTTGTGATTGATAGAACTAAAGGATCTGCTCAGTTTAGAGTCCTTGTGCCAAGTGACTTAGATAGATTCCAAAGATGGTTCTTAAAGTTCATTATTAAGATGGATGTATCACAGTGTGATGGTAAGAAAGTAATTCCTTTATCAGATGTACACTTAGTTGTAAGTGCTAAGAATGAGGCTACAGGAGAGCTTTCTGAGATTGAGCTTACTGAGATCTTCAGAAGACAGTGGGGATGTAACTGGATTGGTGATGATGCTAGTGGTGAAGGTATCTTCCCTAATAGTAACCCAATGGAAGGTTATGACTTAATGTATTCTGCATGGTATCTAAATGATGCTCAGAGAAGTGCCTTATTCAGTGCTGGTGAGAAGATTTTCACTGTGTATGCACTAGGTGAAGCACAGATTACTCTAAGAAACTTCCTTAAGTTTAGCCACATCAACTAGGAGAACTAATGAACATTATAGTATCAAGGCTATATAATAGATACAAGAATAAGCTTACCCAGCTACACAGCATGGAAGCTAAACAGTTTAAACTTGAAGAGCACTTAGCATCTCACCCTACTGATTACCAAAGTGTGATCCAAAATGAGATCCTAAAAAGTGATATTCAGAGGGTTGAGTATGCTCTAAAAGAGATTGAAAGAGAGATGGAGTACTATGGAGAATAAAAAGTTTCTTGTGAAACGTATGAGGAATAGAATCCTTGTGGAATCTGCTGTGGAATACTTCTTTAGACAGGTTTATAAGAACCATGACTATGGAGGAGCTAAGGAGTGGATGGATAGTGATTATCTAGAGCTTACACTGGAAAAATACTCCATCTTTTGTCGTAAAAAAGACAACATTATTACACTAGATAATGAGGAGTTTAGCTACGACTTCTCTTACATAACAGGGTTGTGCTCAAGTTTACTGAAGGATAAGATTGAGGTATAATTGATATGACAAATGCTTACCAAGTTGCACAGCGTGTAGTGGGACAATCCATTGATGTTGATGGGTTTCCTCCATCTCAACCTTATCAATGTGTAGACCTTGTGAATTGGGTAGCTCAACAATTTGGTGGATCACTTCTAGGTAATGGTAATCAAATTGGTATAGGTAATGATGTTAGTAGCTTTGCTGATGTCATTCCTTACTCTAATGAATCACAGTTACAAGTTGGTGATATTATATCCACTAATGAACCAGGATCACCTTATGGACATACTCTTGTGTATGGTGGAGGTGGAGTCAATAATGCTAGAGTTATTGAGCAAAACTTCAATGGTATCACTCATGTGATTGAGCATACAAGAACGATCACAGGATATGGAGCAACTATTCTTAGAATTGTGAGAATCAGAGGTCAGGATAACTATACTCCTGATGGATCTAGTGGTACTAGTGCTGATGCAGGTAAACCTAAGAAGAGTGGCGGAGTACAAAGAACTTTCTATGAGATTGTAGTAGATAAAGTAGAGGGCATTAAAGGTAATGGTGACAATACTGTGCTTGACACCTTCTACAAGTGTAATAAGGTTACAGGTAAGATCAGTGGTGAATGGCTTATCTATGATAAGTACAATGGTACTGTTGGCTACCTCCCTAAATCTGCTGTAAAAGAGAAAACTGAGTACTCTAAGCAAGATAAAGAGCCAGGTAAGAAGGAAGTTGAAAAGGCTAATGGCTATGATAAGTTCTCAGATAAGACTAGTGATGGACTGGATCAGTCAGGAACTCAACAGATCTACACTTTGGCTCAATTTATATCACTAGGTAGGGTAGAATATAGTGGTTATGAGTGGACTTATTCCTCAGGTAACAACTTCCCTACAAGTGTAAATGTGAATAAGAGCTATAATGCTTATGGCTTCCTTTCAGACCAAGATGGTCATATTATCCTTTCTGTGCCTTCATCTTGGGGTGATGTTAAGGGTAGACTTTATGACACTCCTTTTGGTTTTAAGGGTAAAGCCTACTTAACTAATGAGAAAACATCCATTGATGTTTATGTAAGATAGGAGAAAATATGGTATATAAATTGGCTGAAGAGGATAAGCTCTGTGGAGTTATTTATCCTACCTATGAGGGTTTTAGCCCTATTCCTAAAGCCACTTGTGAAATGCTAGAGTCTAAGTGTGAACAAACAATTATTGTTAAATGTGGTGAATCTTCTGAGGAAGACAAAAAGCCTGAGTCACAAAGTGGTAGTGCTTCTGCATCTGCTTCTGAAAGCACTTCTGTGTCAGAGTCTATTAGTGAAAGTAACTCTACCTCAGAAAGTCAAGCTTCTACTTCTGAATCAACTAGTGAATCTACATCTACAGGATCAACTAGCACAAGTGAATCTACTACACAGTCAGAGTCAACTAGTGTAAGTACTACTTTGTCTACATCAGAAAGCACATCTGTGTCTCCTAGTGAGTCTTCTAGCACAGAAAACTCTAATACACCTGAAGAACCTAAACCAACTCCTGAACCACAGCCTGAGCCTGTTCCAACACCTGTGCTCACTAATGAAGAGTTGGATACTATTGTGTTAGGTAAGTTGAGTACTAATACTACTTTAGGTAATTATATGGTTAATCAGAACAATACTATTACCTTGATTGGTGATGCTCCTCTTGAGGATATTGAAGCTTACAAGAAAGAGATCACAGATAAAGTAGGAGATATTCCTGAGCTTAAAGACTATACTGTGGAAGTATTAGTCAATAAAATTCCTGGTGATAATGTAGGAGATAAAGCTACAGGTGCACCTCTCTATACTAAGGTTGTGAAGATTACTAAGCCTAATGGTGATGTTTATCAGTCTGAACCTATGAGTATTGGTACTACTACTGAAACTAATATTGACTTGTTAGAGGCTCTTCCTAGAGTAGAAGATAAGTTCTCTAAGATTATCGCTAAAGATGGTCAAGTAGTTGAAGTTCCTGAAGTATCTAATGAGAATAAGAGAGCCTTTGAAGATAAGATTATCAATGACTTGAAGTCTAAGTTACCTGAAGGTACTGTTGTAGAAGCTGTGCTTGAAGGGCCTAAGTATGAAAAGGGTTCAGAAGTATTGAGTGGTAAGACTAACTATGTATTGAATGTAAGGACTACTCTGAATGGTGTAGTTTCAGAGCAAACTTATAATGTACCTCATACAGAAGAAGCTCCTAAGGAAGAACCTGTTGATGATGAGGAAACTAAATCATTAAAGAATGATATTGCTAATTTAGAAAACCTAGTAAGAATAGGTAATATCAACCATGATGAGTTAATTGGTTATACCTATTCAGGTATCCAAGGGTTAGCTATTGCTGAAGAAGAACTTAAAAACTTTATCAAAGAAGAGAAAGAAAAGTATCCAAGGTACGACATATCCTATACTATTATAAACCCTAAAGAAAGCCCAAGGACTACTAATGATATAGATGAAAAGTACTTATACTCAATTGAGTTTACAGTAACAAAAGGGGAAAAATCTTCCAAGGTTGTAGTGTATGTTCCATATACATATTCTGAATCAGACCACTTATAGGAGAACTAAATGGATAAATTAATTGTAAAACTCCTAGAAAACCAAGCTGTGATCTCAGGGATAACACTCTTTGTGACCACAGCTTGCGGTTGTGGAGTAGCTTGGCTTAACCACAAGAGACACCAGCTTGTAGAGCTATCTAAGGGTGCTAAACGGGCTAGCTTACGCTCAGAGTATCTTAACATCTATAACTCTACTGAGTTTACATGGCAAGAGAAGTGGGATATGACTGAACCTCTTGTGAAGGAATACTTTAATGACCTTGGTGGTAATCATTATATTCATGGACTCAATGAGAAAATGAGAAGACATGTAGAAGAGGAAATTGCAAGTGGTAAAAATAGTAATTGATCCTAGCTGTTGCAAGGGTAAAGGAGAAGGTTCATCCTATGATGATACTGAAATCCTTAAAAGACTTGCTCAACTAGAGAATAGAACTGACAACTTTGTGGATAACGTTCTTGTGTCTAGAGAAGGTAACAAAGTTAAGCTCAAATACACTAGGGTTGATGGAACTTCTAGTGAAGTAGAGTTTGATGACAAGGACACTGTTACTATTGCTTATGATGACACTGCTCTCAAAGAGAGAGTTAAAGCTTTAGAAGCAAAAGAAGACAAGGATACTGTGTATGATGACACAGAGGTGAAGAATCGCCTAACAGCCCTTGAAGCTAAAGAAGATAGTGATAAACAAACACTCACACTCACAGGAAATGAACTATCCATCTCTAATGGAAACTCTGTTACTCTTCCAGTAGGTGTAGGGAAAGAATTTGTTGTTACTAGTGATACTGAAGGTGTTGTAGTAACTAAATCTGAAGCAGATGCCACAACTACTTACAATGTGAACCTAGATGAAGCTTTAGGCAAATTCTATAAGAAAGCTGAAACTTATACTAAGCAAGAAGTAGACAAGCTTGTCAAAGATCAAGAGGATAAAGCTACAGATCTTACAGTGTATAAGGGTACTTTCACAGACAAGACTAAGGTCAAAGAAGGAGACTTTGAAGGACCTAATGCTCCTAGAATTACACTAACTTACTCAAGCTCTACTGGTGTTGGTATTCTTAAAGTAGATATGAAGGTTATGTCTCCTGTGGCTAAGAGTACTATTGTGGCTACACTACCTAATGATGCACCTGTGCCAGTAACACTTATTGAGTCTCAGGTTTGGGTAGGAGATGTGGATACTTCTATATGGGTTGATCCTAACAGTAGGTCTATTAGGATGTCTCTAACAGCTAACCCTAACATCTTCAATAAGAGAATTATTATCAATATTCCAGGAATCTTTAAGAAATAAGGAGGACTAAATGAACTTAACAAATAAACGATATGACTTATACAAAAAGCTTGTTACTGTAGTTGCACCAGCCTTAATCACTTTAATTACAGGTCTTGGTGCTTTATATAAATTTGATACAACAGCAATCACAGGCACAATTGCCTTGTTAACTACATTTGCCGGCACTGTGCTAGGTATCTCAAGCAAGAAATATAATGAATCTCAAGGAGAGTAAACATGGACTACAAAACCTTTAAGTCCAAGTGGATGAATAAGGGTACAGATGTAGATGGTGCTTATGGCTGGCAATGCTGGGATTTTTATGCACAATGGTGTAGAGAAAATGGTGTTCCCTTTGCCAACTGTACTGTGTCAGGCTATGTCAAGGATCTTTGGGAACAAAGACGAACTAATGGTATCCTTAGATACTTTGATGAAGTAGAGATTATGGAAGAAGGAGATGTAGCTGTCTTTAAAGAGGTAGCTGGATGGACTCCTGTATCTCACGTAGCATTGTTTGATAGTGATGCTGGTGGAGGTTTTGGATGGTTCTTAGGTCAAAACCAAGGAAGTCAACTTGCTAATCCTTCAGGAGGCTCTGCTGTTAATCTTATTAAACTTCCTTATTCTGCTACTTACCCTACAGCCTTCAGACTTAAGAAGAAGGCTACACAAGCTAAAACACAAGGAGGAAACACTGCTGTGGCTGTACCTGCTAAAAATATTAATGGTGAAATCTACTCAGGACTTATTACTGGTGTAGACCCTAACCCAATGAACTCTGATGGAAACCGTGTTAAGATCGACAGAATTGTTATTCACCACAATGCAACTACCAATGATGCTGTAGCTAGACATACTTGGTATGTTTCTTCAGGTCATGGTACATCTGCTCACTACCAAGTAACACCTGATAAAATTTGGGGATGTGTTGGTGAGAACTATGTTGCCTACCATGCAGGTAACTATCCAATGAACCAACGCTCTATTGGTATTGAGCACTTGAATAACACTGGTGCTCCTACATGGACTATTGCTGAGGAAACTTATAGAAACTCTGCTAAGCTCATTCGTGATATCTGTGAACGCTACAACATTCCTATTGATAGACAACACATTCTTAAGCACGGTGAAGTATCATCTACAGCGTGTCCAGGAGGAATTGACATTGATAGACTTGTAGCTATGGCTAGAGGTGCTGAGTATGTAACACCTGCTAAGGCTACACCTAGACCTTCTGCACCAGGTAAGATGCAACATGCTTACCGAGTAGATGACCTTAAATATGTCAATGGTTTGTGGCAAGTATACAGCAAAGAGCTTGTACCAGTAGCCTTTAACTGGACAGATAATGGTATTGCTGTAGAGGATATCATTATCACAGATAAGAATGGTGTTAAACTTCCTAATCAAGTGACACATGTAGGTGACTACTTTGTGTTTGACCAAACTGCAACTGGTGATACTGGTGTAGGTGGTGTAGGAGATGGAAACTACTATTGGAGAAAATTCAAGCTTAGAACTTCAGGAGAGATCTGGCTGTCTGCTTGGAACTTAAACCACTTATTGTTTGGTTAAGGGGGTGGGGTATATCCCCTCCCTATTTTTATTGGAGGAACTATGGAAGACATTTGTAAACAAAAGGACTGCTCCTGTGAGAATGTAGGTATTGGAGACTGTACCAAGCTACAAGAGCTTAATGACCTTCAAATTAGACCTAAAATGAGAGCTATTCTAAAGGCTGAATGGTGTAATCTACCTGAGGCTATCAGAAGAGGCTTCTACGGTGTGTGGTGTGTTCTTAAAAACATTATTAACCAACTGTGCTATATCCTTACTAAGCTAGAATGTCTAGAAAGCAAGGTAGACAAGCTATGCTCTATTGCTAAATGTCAGGATGAGAGAATCACAGGTCTTGTGGAACACATTAAAGGTAAAATGCTTGAGAATGTTGTCTTTGGTATGAAAGGTGTAGGTACATCTGCCAATTCTGCTGGATATGGAGACACTTTCACATCTGTGACTGTTCAACAAAATGGTGACTTTGCTATTGTGTGGAACATGGTTTATGCAGGTAGAGAAGTAGGTAGAGGTACTATCACTGGTAAGGTATCTCACATGTACACTATGAATGAAGATGGATCTGTTAAAGCCCATGTATCTAGAGTTGACTTTGACGAAGTTAAGTATGTAGGTGATGGTGGTAGCTATGGTAACAATGCTACTTTCTCTATCCAAGACACAAATGGCAGAACTGTGTGGACTAAATCTTACCAAGCAGGATCAAGCTTTACAGAGAAACCTGGATCTATTTCTATTGGTAAGGAAACAGTCCTTAGACCACAGGGGGGAAGCACAGGAGATATCTTGCTATTCAAGACACTCGACCAGTGGGATTATGACCCTACATCAAGTGATGTGAGAGCTACCTATGTAAATAACAACTCACCTCTTCCTAAAGTTGAAGGATGTGTTATTGACTGTGATAACTGCTAGGAGGCACTATGTTTGAATATTGTCCTAATTGCAGATGCAGGATAAAGTTCTATAAGGCTCATGAATGTGAGAAGATGAAGCATGACCTAGCCGACTCTGTGAAGTTGGCTGGTGATGCTATTGCCAATGGAGAAGAGTGTAAAGTAAAAGAAAATACAGCACATGGCTTCTTCAGAATATGGTGTAATATCAAGAACATTATTGAGATCATCTGTGATATAATTAAACGTATGAAGTGCTTACAGCGTAAAGCACAAAAGGTTTGTGAAGTACAGCACTGTTTAGCTGAGAGAATTGAAAGTGTCAATAGATTCATTGGTGTGTACAACTCAGATCAGGCTAGTAAACCATCTCCTGACCAATCAAATTGGGAATCTGAGAAGAGAAGACTTGAGTCTGATTATCAGGCTAGCCTAAATGGTTATAATGCTAGAAGGGCTGAATATGAAAGAGCTTTACAAGCTTACAATAACAGCAACTCAAACTATGCTTCTGCTCTTGCATCATACAATGCTAGAAAAGCTGACTATGAGAGAAGAAAGAGAGAGTATGAGGCAGGTAATAACCAGCAAGGAGGAGCTACTAAGTGGCAAGAGGCTTGGGGAACATTCCAACGTAATGGTGCTCCTCTAGATGTTGCTATGGGTGGATCACCTAATGGTAGCGTTCAAGGTATTGACCTTAGTGAAGCTCACAGAAATGGTTATGGTACAGGTATTGGTTTTACCTCTAAGAACAATGAGGGTACTATTGTAGATATCCAATTAAACCTCTTAGGATACTCCTATGAGGCTGGTGTTGGAGGAAGACTACAAGGATGGTATGTTCAATATGGTGGTACTTATGATTGGTACTTTGATGTGTATGCTTCTACTGATGGAGGAAACAACTATTCAGTAGTCCAAAAGGATATTCTACTTGCTAAGCATGCAGATACACAAAAGCTTGCTTATGAGCCTAACTGGCATCTATCAACTATTAAGTGGAATAAGACATTCACTAACTTGCCTGCTAACTTTACTCACTTGAAAGTAGAGGTAAGAGGAAGTAATCCAGGGGATAGACACCAAAATGTATACACAAGAGAGCAGATTATTAGAGCACCTTTCCCTCCATTCACTGAACAACCCCCTGTGAACAATGCTACCAAACCTAAACCATTTAATGAGCAACCTCCTAAGAAGCCTACAATTCCTCCTAAACCTGAGAAGAAAGTAGAAACTATTCCTCTCATTAAAGGTGGATGTGACCTTATGGATTGCAAGTTTGATTGCTTTATTGATGATAAATAGGAGAAATTATGTCAGATTGTATTAACTGTCAATGTGAAGAGATTGTACCAGGATCAACAGCCTGTGCATCTCTTAAAAAGCAAAATGATGACAGAATTAAACTTCATTCCCTTGTGCTAAGGGATACAACTCTTTGTGACCTACCTGAGCAAACATCTAAAGCTATGTATTCACAGTGGTGTTTTAATAAGAACATCACCTCACAGCTGTGCTGGTTGATGGATAATAGCTCAGGAGGTAAAACATACAAGGCAGGTAAGGATATCAGTATCTCAAATGATGGAGTTATCTCATTTACAGGTACTATTCCAACACCTTCTCCTGCTTATAATGATGCTGATCTTAGAGCTGAGAATACTAGACTTAAAAATGCTTTGATGAAGATCATTAACAACCTAACTGCTAGTGGAGCTTGGCAAGGAGGTCTTGAAGGAGACTTTGTACCTAGAAGAAATATCGCTACAGGTAATATCAACTTGTTCTCTAACACAGTGGATAGTGACTTCTTCATCCGTACTAATAATGGTAAAACAGAAAATGACTTGGCAGGAGGTATTAACTAATGGGATGCACAACTTGTAGTGGAAACCCTAATACATGGTGTACTCAGTGTATGCCTGCTGAGGACACTTGGGTAGCCCCTGTGGATAAACTACCTGATGTGTTTATGGGAGATAGAGATCACATGTATCTTCTTCCTAATGGAGATCTATTTATTCTTTCTCCTGATAGAACTAGATGGATCAAAGTGAATGGTCAAGGTGGTGGAGTCACTTATGATGATACCGCTGTGATTAATAGACTAAAAGCTCTAGAAGGTAAAACAGATAACTTTATCTCTTCTGTGAATGTATCAAGAAATGGTAACAAAGTAAAACTTACTTATACCCTTGTGGATGGTACTATCAAGGAAGTTGAGTTTGAGGATAAGGATACTGTAGCTTTAGCCTATGACGATTCTGCCTTGAAGGCTAGAGTTAAAGCCCTAGAGGACAAGCCTGTGACACCTACTGGTGTGAATACTTTCTTTGCTAAAGGTGATATCTCAGGTAATGGTAACTCACAGAACGTAAGGATCACAAAAGATAAGCTTGTAAACGCTGACACTATTAAAGTAGGTGACACAGTAGTAGATAGCTATTGGGATAAGAACAACTTTAATATTGGTATGTTTAAAGTGGCTTCTGTTGACGGTAATAATGTTGTACTTAATGGTATCAATGATCTTACGTATAAACAGCCTAAGCAATCTTTAACATTATCTGATAGAGTTTTATCAATCTCAGAAGGTAATTCAGTTACTTTACCTAATGATAACCAAACTCTCACACTTAATGGTCGTACTCTTAGTATCTCAAACGGTAACTCTATTGAGCTTCCTACTAGTGTAGAGCCTAAAGTATACAAGGCTAAGGGTAATGGTCTATTCTTAGATGCTGATGGAACATTCCATCTTGAGATGGCTAAAGATACTAGTAGACAAATTCCTTACAATACAAAAAATGGAGGGCTTTTCCAAAAATTAACTCCTAATAATAGGGAAGTTTTTAAACCTAGCTTTAATTATGACTCACTAGATAACCACTTCTATTTTGTTGCCAATGATGGTACAGTTCGTCGTGATGCTATACTAGAAGCAGGTTTACTTTTAGATTATGCAGGGTCTTATGACTATGGAGAGTATAACTTACATAAAAGCTTCTCTAGTGAGGGTATTAACTTAAGTGTTTTGTCTACAAGTAGTGCAGGAATATCAGGAAGTGCTAGTTTCATACAACCACAAGAATTGAAGTTTGAGGTAGGTATCTTAGCTTTTTGGGATAACAATGGCAAGGTATTCTTCAGGTTTACTCCAAAGATTGTATGGTCTATAATTACTGAGTCTACAACAGAACACTACACTCACTTCATAACTAAAGAAGAATTAGACTCAGAAGAACCTATAGAGATTGAAGTTAAGAAGAATGAGGAAGTTGTTGGTAGACTTAACATGACTATCAAGAACGCAAAATTCTACATGCAAGCTGTTCAAGGTACTGTTGTTCTAAAGAACCCTACTGACAACAAATTCTATTACTTACCGAGGTTAAACTAATGTCAAAAACAGTATATAAAATAACAGATAAGCCTACTACTACATCCTATGATGATACTCCTCTGAAGACTAGAATCACAGCGTTAGAGAACAAGCCTGATAATGATAAGCAGACTTTAACCTTTAATGCAGGTAATAGGAACTTATCTATTAGTAATGGCAACTCAGTTACTCTACCTAATGATAAGCAGACAATCTCTAAGCAAGGGAATAAGCTGATCCTATCTAATGATGGAGGTGAAGTTGAACTCCCTGTGCCTAACACTTCTGTGCCTTATGATGACACAGCGCTTAAGAAAAGAGTTAGTGACCTAGAAGCTAGACCTGATAATGATAAGCAAACTCTGACAGTTAATAATAATAATACATTATCAATTAGTGGTGGTAACTCAGTTACTCTTCCTTCACAAAGTATCCATAGGTTCTATGATGGAGATATTCCTGGTACTGCTGATACAACTAACACAGGTACTGTGCAAAAGACTAACTTAGGAATCCTGATGGTATTAAAGTAGGGGATACAGTAGAAGACTTCTATTCAGACCAAAATACTATCAACAGAGGTATTTGGAAAGTCATAGAAGTAAGTGGAAACAATGTCAAAGTTCAGGGTATTGGTAATTACAGTACTAGTCTGTGGAAAAATCTAACATTCAATGCTAATACAAGAGAGTTATCACTTAGTGGAGGTAATAAGGTAACTCTGCCTCAATATGTGTCACCTGAAGAGTTTACTACACTTAAAAATGAGTACAATAAACTCAAAGGTGCTTTTGAGAAACTTCTACAGGATCTTAAAGGTTCAGGAGCATGGAAACAAACAGGTGGAACTATCTTTGAGGGTAATCTGTACCCTGATAGACACATTGCCACAGGTAATATTAACCTCTTTGGTGGAACTGTTGATGGTAGTGCCTTTATTAGAACTAACAATGGCAAGACTGAGAATGACCTTGCAGGAGGAATTAATTAATGGCAGATCAAGCTACACTTAATCAGGAGCAGATTACTAAGGTAAGGCAAGCCCTAAGCCTTAATATCTACTCTACTGACAGTGGTACTAAGACCTATATCAGTGGGAACAGTTTTAGGATTGAAAACCCTATGCTTGTTCCTTCTGTTGATGGTGGTCAAATTGCTGTTGGTTATGTAAACACTGAAGGTAGTATCTACTATGACCTTGTGGTAGAAGGTACTAAAGTTAAAGCTAGACACACAAGAGCTGTAATCAAGTCAGTGTCCTATACTAAGACACCAGGACTTACAATTTCAGGAGCTTTTGGTAATGCCTCATATGGAATTAACACTCCACAAGGGATGATCTTCAATAAGTCCTATGACCCAGCCTTTGGTAATAACTGGACTGAGACAATCAATAAACAGTTAAATATTAATGATGTTGAGATCTCATCAAAGGTTAATGAACAAAGAGGTGATGTAGCCACTACTATTGACCAATGGCAGTTTAGTCCAACAACTGCTACTGTGTCATTCAGTTTAACTGTGCCTAACACAAGTATTCTTAATGTACCTCAAGCACCAAAAGAAGGTACACTTGTAGTCAAGTATGTTGATAATGTTACAGGAGCTACACTTACAACTGAGTCTAAAACTGTAGCTGGTGATTCAAGTCATTCACATTCTGCTCCTGAGATCTATAAGGCAACCTATAAGATAGTTGGAGACAAGACTAAGATTACTTGGGTTCCATCTGGCACTACACAAGAGCTTGTATTCAGATACAACCCTATCTATGGACAGATTGTTAAGTTCATTGATAAGGACACAGGAAGAGAGATTCAGACTCAAAGTTACACTCCTGTGACTCATGGAGATCCTTTCAGGAAAGATCCTCCTAGCATCCAAGGTTATAGACTTGTACCAGGTCAGAACCCTATCAATGTACCTAGAGTAACTGGTAATGGAAACTACACCTTCAGGTATGAGAAGATTCCCACTACTGCTAATGTTATTGTTAAGCATCTTAATAAGGCTAATAATCAACCACTACGTGGGGATGTAACTCTAAGTAATCAGACTATTGGTAGCAATGTGAACTACAATGCTCCTGCTATCACTAACTATGCCCCTGAGAAGACTACCTATACTCACACTGTGGTTGAAGGTAACAATGTCATTACTGTGTACTACACAGAAAATGCTAAGATTAGACCATGGGCTATTAGAAAGTCTAATGCTTGGAAGTCTCTTAACACTACAAGACAGTGGATGAAGATTAGAAGGACAGCTAACCAAAACTTTTGGGATACTAAGCCTAATGCTGAAATCTATGCTACTGATACTGGTAAAGAAAACTACTCACCTTCACGTATTCGTAAGGGTGGTAAGTGGAAAGCACAAGGAAAGATTGGTGACTAATGGCTATTGATGATAAAACAACTAGACTGAATGAAGCAACATTCACAAGTTATGGTGAGAATCCTAAGGATCGCTGTTGGTATGATGAATGTGACTGTGATGAAATTCCTGTTGCAGATTGTCAACGACTAGTAGATGAGAATAACAAGGGTGTAGGACGGTTTGCATGTATGGCTGAGAGTCAGAAATGCTACAATCCCAAGTTCTTCAGTTCATTCATGAAGAAGCTGGCTTGTCAACTTAACCACTACATTCAAAACATCTGTGCATTGTGGGATATGGTACAGTGTATGGCTGAGTACTTATCTAAGATGGGTGATGTAGGTGCTGTTCAAGTAAACTATGCTAGAAACTCTGCTGTGTCTTCTGCTGACTTCTATCACCCTATCACAGATGGTTATGACTTAGACCTCTACATGGACTCTACTACAGGAGTTGTAGCTGGTGAGTCTGATGATGGAAGAAGAAAGCAAACTGATAGAAAGTATCGTGTTTACATTAGATGGTGTGCTGATGGTACTACTCTTAACCCTGCTCAGGATAACACAATGGAAATTGTAGTGTATCACTCAGGAGAACAGTATACTGAAGACCTTAGAAAGAACCGTGGAGTACACTGGCAGATGACTGGTATCTCAGATGGTGCTATGGAGATGTCTGATAGTATTATTGTTCCTGCTGGACAGCACGTTAAGGTGAGAGTAGAGCCTGCTAACTCTTCATCAGGTGTCTTCCGTGTGCACCAATTCAAACTAGAGTACACTCCTATCATGGATGCACAAGATACTCCTGAATGTCTTAAACTTACAGAACTTCCTAAGGATGACTGTAATTGTCCAAAATAAAAAGAGAGCTTAATTGCTCTCTTTATTTTTTCTTGTGCTTCTTGAGTCTCTTATACAGCGCTTGAGGTGTAGATAACCCTAGCACAGTCTGAGTGTACTCAATGTAACCTGAGTAAAGCATTTGATAGTAAAGAAGGTTCTGTTGTTCACGGATCTTCTTTTTTCTTGCTCGCATAGCTTTTCTTTCTCTTGTGCTATGTGAAAGCTTAATTGCTTCAGTAAGCTTATCAAACTCTCTTTCTAGCTTGATGTACTCATCAGATGCCTTAGCAGATGATGACTTAGGCTCTTCTGCTAACTTAACCTTTTCAATATCAACATTCATACGACCATAACTCCTCTCCACAGTTCTTTATATAAATAGTTATATCACCTTTTTGAACTCTAGTAATCTGATCATCTCCTGACCATTTCTTAATGAACTTCTGTCTCTTCTTAAAGCCACAGATAGTTTCATCATAGTAACAATTACCAAGCTCATCAATCAGTTTCACTTGGTACACCTTTATAAAATTCATACATACTCCTTGATATTACCAAGTCACTGACCTTAGCCCTAGTCTTCTTAGGGTATCTAATCTTGCACATACCTCTTGTGAGCTTATAGTAAGCTACAAGCATGTGTCCTACATCATTAGGGGTAATGATCCTCTCTTTGCTATCTGCAAAAGGCTGATCTAGATACCACTTCATAAAGTCAATAGCAAACTTCTTATACTCCTGTGCATTAAACCTATCCTTCTCAACAATTTCAAGGTACATTTTTCTCATGCTAGGTGAGCATCCATTAATAAAGTCTAGTTCAATGTGTAGCTCATTAATGTAAGCTAGGTCAGTAGCTAGGTTATAAGCTGTGAACTTACTCAGTCCATACACATCACACTTCTTATTATAGTATCTATAGATCTCACTACACTTCCATCCATAGAATAGATCATCAGGAAGCTTGTCAATGAAATCTGCACAGGAAGCAAGAAACCTTTCTCCTCTATTAAGCTCTCTAGTCATTACCTGAATAGCAGGAGACTTGTAGTTAGGAGAAAGTTTAGCCTTAGCTGAGTTAAGCTTAGTCGCTAACTTCTCTAGTTGATGTATTGTGATTACATCATGTTCATTAGTACATCTTCTGACATACTTTTCATGACCTATGTAACGATACACATACACAGTAAGAAGCTTATCCCTAAGGGGTACTCTAGCTGTGTTTAGTGTTCTAATAAACATTTGAGACATGTCATCAAGGTATTTTAGATTGTTAGGAAGATCATATCTGTAAAGATCTCCCACAGTCTTGTTACCTATTCTGTACTTGTGCTCAAAGGCATCTCTACGCTTTAACACATAGAGCTTAAACTCTTCAAGTTTATTCATTCATATTTACTCCTTTAAGAAGCCTAGTTAGTTGGGTAATAGAAGCGAAATCAAAAAATATAAATAGGAACATAAATTGTGAGAATAACTTTGGGTGTAGAAATATCTATGGAAAGTCTTTTTGTACTAACTAGGCTTGTTAAAAAAGTAAATACCTTACAGAGAGTAGCTAGTGTGGGAATCACAAGTGCTGGCAATCGAAATAAAAATGTAATCTATAAGGAGATCCTAGCTACTCCGTGTAAGGTATCCACTAGGGATACCACTTAATTATTCTGCATCTTCCCAATCATCATCTGCATCCGAGTCTGTTGAGTCTTCTTCATCTTCGTCTTCTTCATCAAGGGCAAAGATGTCACGTACATTGAATTGACGTTTACCTTGGTATGGGTCACCTTCTTTGATCTCAACTCCCATGTACTTACCTACAATATCATCTGTGTCAATATCATCTGAGTTAGGATCAAGACCTACAGCTTCAATGATCTTGTAGAGTTGTTCTTGTCCATAAGTGTTATCACGTACAAACAAGTTGAACATAGTAAGGTTTTCACCAAAGTTACCACGAAGCACAAACTTGTAGAAAAGTGCTCCTGTGTTTTGGTTAGTTCCTTGCTCTACAGCCTCCACAAGTACTTCATATCGTCCTGGTGTGTAAATAAATTCACGGACTTCAGGTGCTTTTGCTTTAAATGATAGTTTTGACATAGTTATTCTCCTTTAGCTTCTTCTTTTGTTTCTTTTGCTTTAGCTTCTTTAGCTTGTGTTGTTCCATCTGTGTAGCCTACAATTATTTCCCAAGTAGGGTTAGTCACAGTTTCAGGAATTGGTAGTCCAGGTTTACGAGTTACCTTCAAGTTGTATGCAGGGTTTCCTGACAAACGTACTTGGTAGAAATCTTTAGACTTCTTAACACCCTTAACTACTTTAGACTTGAGTACTCGCTCAGTGTGTCCAATAACACGACTTGATGCTGTAAGGTATTTACCAACACTTTCCATTAAGTTAGGGACGATAGATGCTGGAATGTTTTCATCAACTACATCCTCAAGGTTGACTGATTTTTGCTGGCAGATAACATACACATTCTTACCTGCATAGGATATAGCCACAAGTTCATCAATAAGTCCTTTGAGGATAGTTGATGCTTCACCATAAAGATTAAGTGACATCTGTTTAGCATTTTTCTTAGCCATTAAATCCTTGTACAAAAGCTCTTGCACTCCTGTGAAGTGATCCACAGCAATGCTATCAAAGCCTTTAGCAAAGTTCATAGCTTCCACTACATCATCCCATGTGTGACATTCTGCTACAGCAAAACGATCATCAGGAGCTACTGAAGCCAATCCACGGTCAGTATCAATCACCAATACTTTTCCTGGGAGTGTATTGATGAAGGTAGTTTTACCTGATCCAGGTTCACCATAGAATGTTGTCAGTGTGTGTAATTTAATTTTAGTTAGTTTTTGTAATTTCATTTGTTATTCTCCATTATTTATATAGAATTGTCACAAATATCAACATTTCATACTCTTCAGGGTATTCAGAAGAAGTAACTTTAATGTCAATAACCTCTTTATCATCAAGAGCTGTATTAATACAATCAGTAATGTAGTCTTGGTCATCATAATATGTATTAAATTTTAGACATTCAACTTTCATTTGTTCCTACTTTCCTGTGCTTCCATAACCACCACGGTTTTCATTACCTAAGTGGTCAACTTCTTTAAAATGAATATTAGGTTGGTTTTCAATAATTCTGAATTGACACAAGCGCTGTCCTTCTTCAATAAGTCCATCACATGTAGCATAGAACTTAGCTCCCCAATAATCTTCATCACCACAGTAAGAGTTATCAATAACACCTACTCCATTAGTGAGAAGCAATCCTGTGTTCTGGAATAGGCTAGATCGTGGAGCAATGTGAGCTTCATAGCCTTCAGGAAGATCCATAGCTACCCCAAAATCAACCTGAACTAGATCACCTTTCTTGTAAACTATACTTTTAGGTGAAGCTAGATCAATCCAATCACCTTTTGTGAAATCCACAAGGTGAGGAGCATTATCTTTGTACTTAATCTTAACTGTCTTAAGTGTTTTACTTCTAACGATAAGATAAAGACCAATGATAATGTTATAAGTCATAACAATAATCAATAAAATTAGTAGTATGTTAGTCACTTAATTCTCCATATTCTGTTTTAATCAAGTAGTTAATAGCAATTTCCATATCACTAATAGCTACCTTATATAATTCTTCATGTGTTGTTTGCACAGATGTGTTTACAATGAATCTCTGAATGTCACTCATGTTTTCAAGTAAATCATCTGAAGCAAAGAACTCAGTTTCAGTAAAGTATAGCATCTCCTTAGGTGTGTTCTTCATTTTATCCAAGAACACAATAGCCTTCTTAAGATCCTCTACACCATTCTTTTCTTTATATCGCCACACATACTTGACAGCAGAGGCTACTAGTGGATTTAGTCCAGCTAAGAGCCAGAAATCCCAGCACTCTAGCTTATTACCTGTGTAACGCTTTGGGTTAATAATATCTTCTTTCATCTTTTACCATGACATAATGAAATTCCACACAATAGCTATAAGCTTAATTGTTATAGCTAGTAAAGCTACTGACACTACAGCACATCCCATTAGAGACACTAGGTCTTTAAGTTCCTTTAGGAGTTTCATCTGCAAACCTCTTAATAGCTAGTTTTAGCTCATTGCACTCTTCCTCTTTTGTGAGTAATTCAACATAACGGATAGGAGTAAGCTGTACTGATGTAACTCCATCAATACCTTCAATGAGTTTTAGTTTTGTACCTTTTATAGTTGCATGTTTATCTTCTTTATCCCATTTTCCAATAAAGTAGCAAATAACCCCTGTTAGAAATGAACATACAATACATAGAAAGATACAAACATCTTGTGTTACCATCATTTCACCTTATAATGTTTCACTGTGAAACCATCACCTTTCATTGTAACTACTACATTCTCCTCAGTGAGCTTATCCACTAGACCCTTATAGTAAGTGTCTCCTTCATACTCACCTTCAACTGTGCTTACCACAGCTTCCTCACACCAAGGCTCAAAAGTCTTATAAGTCATAGCTCCACCAATGATCCAAAGATCTAGGCTAGAGTTCTCATAGATCTCAATGACTTCCTCTGCTGTGTGAGCAATGTAGACATTCTCTTGGTCATAACCTTTAATGTCATCCTCTTTTGTCAGGATAATGTTATGACGATTCTTAAGTGGTTTGCATCCTAGAGAGAACCAAGTCCTGCTTCCCATGACTACAATGCCACCTGTTGTCTGATTCTTGAAGTAGTTAAGATCATCTCGATTGTACCAAGGTATCTTTCCTTTACTTCCAATCAAACCATTAGCATCCTGTGCCCAAATGAACCTAATCATTTGATTCCTCCTTATTAGTGTATTGCTGGATAACCCAACAAAGCTATTCTATCATTTTTGGGTTGGACTGTCAACCCTTTTTTGAAAATTTTTCTCAATAAATTCATCTAAGTCTTCCATCATTTCACCAATGTAGACTTTATAGAGGTAATCATAGGCATCAGGCTTATGCCCACTCTTTCCTGGAATGTAAAGCTTAAACTCAGGATCAGACTCAATTAGGTCTACAAGATGTACAAACTGGTCAAAGAAGTCTTTGGTACGGTATTCATTATACACAAGGCGGATTGTCTTACGTTTGTAGTTTCTTCCTGTGAGCTTAATCTTAGGGTTTACACAGTCAAAGATCATATCACGTACATTGTAGCCTAGCTGTGTATACACATACATATACAAGTTACCCTGAAGGCTGTAACGGTATTCATCATCTGTGGGAGCTGTAGAGTGAGTCTTATAGTCAACAATGGTCACAGTTCCATCATCATTCTGAATAACAGCATCAATTATACCTGTGAACTCATGTCCATTAGGTAGGTCATAGTAGACTTGATGTTCAGTTTCAATGATTTTCTCAAAGTCTACAGGCTCACCTTCTGAAAGGTAGCGATCAATAGCAAGCTCTCCTGAAAGTTTAGCTTCCTCTAGGAATCCTGATTCTGCATAGATCTCACGTAACTTAGCATATAACTCTTCCTGAGGCATTTTACCCTTACTTTGTGCTAAAAGCTCCATGCCTCTATGGAAGTATGTTCCACGATCCATGTACTGTGTTACTTCAGGATCTTGCTTTTCCTTGTAGCCTGCTAGGTATTTACACCAATGCTTCCAAGGATTTTCCAAAAATGTCTTTACTCGACTTACACTATAAGTTGTCATTATCCACCTCTACTTACTCCATTTTCTAAATAATAAACCATATCTTTGAATCTCATGTCAAGCGAATAGACCTTGCTATTAAGCTCCTCATGACTCTGTTTCAACTCACCCTTAAGTTTCCCCACCTGATACTCTAAACGCTCAATTTGAGCCTTCTGTGAGGTCACAGTTGCATAACAGCAAAGAGTCAACAATAGAAAACCAAAGATGAGAGCATAATTAATAATTTTTTCTTGCATCTCGAATTACAAAACCTTTCTTTTTAGGTTTAAGGTTAAACTTCTTATTTTTCTCCCCTTGTGGCTTAAAGCTCACAACATTAAGAGGCTCTTGTACAATAAAGTCTTCATACTCAGGGTATTGTTTAAGTAATTCCTCTTTACTACTTCCTACCACAGTGTTTGCATTTTGCACAAGAGACCATCCAGTAGATCCATCAATCATTTTTGTTAGGTAGTGACCACTAGGAAGCTTAATCATATATGGTACATCCTCTTCAATTAACTTCCAGTTACCTTTCAGGATAGCGTTTACCATACGCTCTAACTGATCCACAGTTTCCTCTTCTGTGTTAGATCCATTTTTTGTAAGCTCTTGTCTCCAATAATGGTTTTTGTTTGCTTTTGTGCTATTTAGAACATAGTTTAGGTAGGAGATACGGTTAACCTTATCAGGGAAAGTATCAATAGGTGCATCAAGGATGAAGCCTTCTTCAGTCTTAGAAATTGAGATAACCTCTTCATCCTCAGTTTCACATGAAACCATGTTGACAATCTTAGTTTTTACCATGTCAGGTACTTCCTCACCTTGGAGTATTTTATCAAGGTAGTACTGTGAGATACCTAGCTCATTGCAAAGTTTAGATTTACTTTTTGTTTTTAAAAAATCTTCAATAATTTCTTTATAGTTCATAATTTTCCTCACAGGATGGGAATTATTTCCCATCCTCTTTTAATTGATCTGTTAAGCAAGCACTACATGGAGTAACTTCATAACCTAAAAAGATAGCTAAAACTTGGTTTGCTACACGTGACTGCTCAAGGAAAGCAAACTTAACCTTATCATTGGCTAGGTCTACTTGCCAAGCCTCAAACGCTGTAATAGTTGCCACAAGAACGTGTTTAAGGAGACACCACATGTCAGGGTTTCCTTCCTCATTAGCCTGTGACTTAAGCAATTCCATAGCTTTTCTACGCTGTTCAGTAGTAGTCTGAAGAAGCTGTGTAATTTGATACACCTTGTCTTTTGTGTCATATATAGCTACTTTATCTTCCTCAGTCTGAAACTCAGGATTGTCTAGGTTATACCAAAACTTAATCTGATCCTCATATTTACGGATAAGGATCTCTAAGTGGTACTCACTAGCTCCCAAGTGCATGATGTTTGTGATAATATCCTCAGTAATCCCTACTGAGCTACTTTTGTTTACCATTATTCCTCCTAGAATACATTGTTTAAATCCATCTTATAGCGAATGAAGTAGGTGCTTTTAGTCTTTTTATGCATCTCTTCATGGAACTTTTCAGCCTCTTCATAAGTATCAAACTTGTGTACTTTCTTAAGCTGGCTATCAAAGAACTCTAATACATTATAAGTCATTCTGCATAACCATTATCAATGATTGAAATGATCTTTTCCCTTAACCACAGAGGAACAGTTCTATCAATCACAGGATAATGAACAATCCTCCTTTCTATCCTTTCAGGCTCATCAATGACCACATGAGAGAAGCAACATGTCTGTGAAATGTAGTCAGTCACAGTCTTGTAGGCATTACTGAATCTACGGTACATGTAGTCAATCTCCTCAGGTAGTCCATGCTTAGTCTTAAAGATTAGGTCAAAGCTACTCATCTTAGACACAGGTTGACCATAGTGCTTTCTAATATATCTGAGACCATTAAAGAAGTCATCCATTACATACACAGTGCCTCTGATTGAGATTGTGTATAAGTCTTCCCAATCATTCTGTTTGTCTATGTAGTGCTCAGGGTCAATCTTGAAAAACCTGCGATTAGCCTCTCTGATCTCTTTGTATTCATCAAGCCTATAAGCAGGCTTATCTAAGATTATCATTCTTATCCTCCCCATGCCTTTCCAACTTCTGAGTCAGCAATGATTGGTATTGGAATATCAATACCTTCAATGATAGAAGGTTTCTCCATTATTCTATTAATGATAGGAGATACTTCATCAACATAGTCATCTCTAATTTCAAAGAGAATAGCATCATGCACAGAACCTAGTACAATACATCTATCATGGTCAATCTCATCACTGAAAACAATATCAGCTAGAGCACTTGTACACATGTCTGAGGCGAATCCTTGCACTCCTGAGTTTATGGATTGTCTTTCAGCCTGACCTCTAGCTCTAAAGTTACTAGAATTAATGTCAGGAAGGAAACGTTTACGACCTATAGGAGACCATGTATATCCGTTTGCTCTTGCATAATTTTTACAATCCTCATGCCACTGTAGCAATGTAGGGTAAGCCTTAAAGAAGTTGTTACGAAAGCCTTCTGATTGTTCTTCAGTAATATTCAATCCATAACCTTTCGCATAGTCTACGAATGTTTTTGCACTCATTCCATATAAAAACCCAAAGTTCATAGATTTTGCTTCCGTCCGCTTCCTCTTCTGTTCCTGAGGACTAAGGCTGGAAGTATCACCAAAAAGCAATTCAGTAGTCTTACTGTGCAAGTCACTTCCTGATATATAAGCATGTTGCATATTCTCATCTCCTGAGAACATAGAAGCTACACGAAGCTCAATTTGTGAGTAATCTTGCTCTTTTATGACCCATCCAGGTCTAGCTTCAATCAAATTTCTTACATTCTTATCTTGTGGGATTTGTTGTCACTTTGTTACCCTAGAGGCTCTTTATCCTCTAGTTCTTACAGTTTATCATCCTGTAAGGTCGGACTATATCTTCATCCTAGCAAGCTAGGAGCTGTGCGCTCGTGGGTATTTCATCTGTTCTAGACTACTTTACCTAGTCTCTTGACCTTCCTTGTATCCCTACAAGGCTTGGATCAGGATTGCCCACTTAGTGAAGGGTTTCCCTGAGTTCACACAGTTTTTTTTGACACCTTACGGTGAAAGAACACTCAACATTTGTCAATGTTCGGATTAGAGCATGTAGTTCTTCCTGTTCTAGCTGTAATATTAAAGCTAGGGTATATTCTATCATTAACTTGAATTTCTTCCCAAGATTTAATAAATGTTTCTAGCTTAGTAAGCCTACGGTACTCTAACAGATCATCCACTACAGGATTGCCAAAGTAGTTAGCCAATACATCACTGCTTACTGATGGTACTCCCTTAGCTGTCTTCTCAATAGCCTTAAGCCCTACACCATAGCCAATAATCACAGGATTGTAGTTATGTTTAAGCTTAACTTCAATATCATACAGATGGGGGTTCTCTTCCTTATACTCATTCATGAATTGTGTAGCTTCACTACGTGTGCTAAACTCACCTCTCAGCATAATATCATTCATGAAGGAGTACTCAAGTACTTGATAAGTGTTAGGAAGCTTCTCACCTTTTTCATCATACACAGGAACACCCTTCTCTGTGAAAAGCACTTTAGCTACCTGTGCTGTAGAGTTCCAGTTAATATTACCTACTGTGAGTAGTCTTTCAAGGATAGGCTTATACTGTTCCTGAAGCTTCTTAGCTATCTCATGTCTTCTAGGACTGATAGGCATACCATTCTTCTCAACTTCAAGGTAAGCACTGTAGGCTCTCATTTCATGCTTGTAGACTTTCTCAAGGCTATAGATCTTAAGCTTCTTCTTAAAGATCTTAACCAGCTCCATAGGATAGTACACATCATCCAAGCCATAAGCTTTAAACTTCTCTGTGATCTGTCCTGTCTTAGCTTCTTTTGAGATATCATAGTCTACCTTAAAGTACTTCTTAACTAAAGGCTTAAGTCCTAGCTCTTCCTCTCCACAAACGTGAGCCATTACTAGGGTATCAACCCACAGCTTCAGCTCAATCCCTGTCTTAACATAAAGGAAGAGTAAGTCAAACTTTCCATTGTGTGTGACTAGCTTAGCATCCTTAAGCTTAGTAAGAAGCATTAAAGCACGTTTCATTCCCAATTTCTTCCAATCGAAGAACCTACGCACATATTTTCCTTGGTCTACATTTGTAAACCCAATCTGAATTGAAGTGATATCATCCCTAAACCTATCAAGACCTGTTGTTTCAATATCCAAGCACACAGGATATTTTAGATCAATAGTATTTATCAATATTCATCACTCTTTCTTTAATAATTTCTGTATAGGTAACATTCCTTGTGTTGATTACCTTTTTATCAAAGATAAGTAGACCTCCTAAATCAAAGGTATTTAGACTAGAATAATACATTTCTTTATCTGTGTACTCACAGTCAACAGTTTCACCACCTATAAAGTGATATCTTACAACTACTTCCTCACTCATTTTTCTCTCCTTTCATGCAAGATATGTATAGAGCAACTACAGTACCTACCATACCTGAAAACCATATAAAACCTAAGGCTACATATAAAAAATCAAGCATTTAATTTCTCCAAATAGCTATAAAAATTATACATGCCTCTAATCTCTTCAAAGAAAGGAGCATTATAGATATGAGTGAAGTAGTAAGGATCTTTAAAGTCCTTTAACACTACTTTTACACACCATTTATCTCCAAGCTTATCTTCTGTAACAAGGGTGATCTGAGAAGCATCTATAATAAATTCTTCAATGTCAGTACCACTAACAAGTAAACCAAGTCTTAGAAATTTCATTTTACTTCTCCTGTGACTTCATTTCTTTCAACACGTAACTTAAAGCACCCATTATCATATCTTAATGTAGATACTTCCACAGACCACTGACTTCTTGTGTAAGGGTATCTTCTAGGTCTACCATTCATTATCTATACCTTCAACTTTCTTTTCAACTTCATCAAACTTACTTCTCATAAATTTAGGTTTAATATCACCATAAAAGCCAAGGAAGTAATGTCTGTAGCAACTATCAGCATAGTCATAGGTATTGTTGATTTTCAACTTTTCTTTAGTATATCTTCTAAGTTTCCTTTTTGTGAATATGTTATCCATACCAAAAGTTTTGATTGTGAAAGTTATTAAAGAATATCTAAAGTGCTTTCTTTTCTGTCTAAGATTCATGTTTACTCCTTATTCATATCCTTAAGGGTATCCCACATACCTCTATGCAGGTTTGTGACATTTTTCATATACTTACTCCTTACTGGTATGCTCTTAAACTCCCACCACTCAGATCCATCATACTCAGCTCTTTCAATCCACCAATCATCTCCAACTAACACAAGGTCTGTGGCAACATGTTGAGCACCAAAGCCTGAGTCATAATCTGTCTTCTTAGCTACAATTTCAAAGTTTTCTTTTGTTACCTTGAAGTCTTCACCTTGGATAAAAAGTACATCTTCAAAAGTTTTACCATTTTCTTTCAAAAACTCAATAGTTTCTTCCCACAAATTACTCATTATTCTTCTCCTCTACTTCAAACAGTGAGCTGTCAAACACTTCTTCAAACCCTGCTTCTATAAGCTCTTCTTTAGTATGATGCAAACGTACTGCAATATTTTCACCCTTCATACCAAAATACCATTTCTTAACAATACAATCATACTTAAGGAATGATGAGTCCTTTATGATATTTTTAAATTTTACAATATATTTCTCCTCTTCCTTAACTTTATAACCATGCAACCAAGCAATAGCGAAAGTGTTACTCTCTTTCCTACACCATCTAACACATTTTCTAATATCTCCTCTAAAGGTTTCACCTGCTAAGTCTTCAAAACCTCCTACTGGATCAAAACACCCAAATAATGTGAAGCCATGCTTCTTACAATACTCAAGCCATTCTGCAATAAACTTTGGAATTATAACTTCTTTCTTATCCATCATTCTACCTCTTCCAATTTAATTCCAGGACAATCAAATACCCACTCAAGATTTAATTCTTCAAGTTTATCTTTTGTGTAGTTATAATAATTAAAAGCTGTAAAGTAAGTTTCTCCTGAAAGATCTGTATAAAGATATTGACCACCATAAATCAGCTTAACAAGATACTTTTTCTCTTCCTTAATCTTATAGCCAAATTGGTGCATATTGATAATAGTTTGAAAAGCATCTTTTGAATTATTTACCCATTTTTTGAAATTATCCTCTTCTGTATCTTCCCAATCCATAATGAAATTCCACAAGTTATAGTCTAGATTATCCTTATTCTCTTCATACCAGTCAGCTACATACTGAGGTACTTCAGGTACAAGCTCTTTATTAAAGAAATTCTCAGTACGTTTGAAAACCTCACTTATACCCTCATTGATCCAGTTTTCCTTTAAGCAAGGGTTATTAATCATTAGCCCATTAATTTTATCAAAAAGCTTTTCTTTTTTATTATACTCCATCTTTACTTCCAAGTAGCCTTCAATTCACCATAAGGAATACTCTTGTGTAGTCTTCCTTCAGCAATTTCAATAGCTAGTGCCCTTTCTAAAATCTCTTTACGATTCATTTCTTTTCTTAATTTTTCTTTCTGTGATAGCTTCCTAACTGAAACCTTTTCCTCTTCATTAGAGGTCACAAAACAGTCTTCAAAAATTGCAGGTATTTCAGGAGATTGTCTCCCTTCATACTTATCATAGTAGCTTGCTAGGAGCTGTGATCTTCTTACATCTCCTTTTTTAGTATTCACATAGTACCAGCAAAGATATTCACGCTCTTTCTTGCTAAACACTTCCACCATGTTATCCACAAGGTAAGGAAACAGGATTCGCTTCCCTTCTGCTACTTTCTTCACAGAATAGTAAGCTCCCCCATTCTTGATTTCCTTACCTGTGGCTCTCTTGTGTAGCTCACTTAGGTAAGCACTGATAGACATATCTACACGTCTAAGGTAGGCATCTATCATACTAAAGAATACTCCTGAAAGGTCTTCCCTCTTGCTTGCCTCATCTAGCCAAGTACAGGATCTGTACCATCCACCATTACTCATTTCTTTTTACCTTTTAGATTGTACTCAGCATTGAGCTTGTTAATGATAACATCCTGAGCCTTATTCTGCTCAGCAAGCTTCTTAATGTGCTCACCTTGCTTAACTACAATTTGCTTCCATTCATTTTGTGTGTCATCTAGCTTTTTGTAAAGAAGTCCTCCAAAGAGTACCAATACAATGTAGATAGAGATTACCATTGTTTCAATAAAGTTCTCTCTCTTCATTTCACTTCTCCCTGTTTCTAACACATTTATACACAAGTACTGACCAGTATGTAGTCCACATCAAGCTTGATAAAGATCCAAGGAATTGTTCCACTGTCATTCCTCTACCTCCAAAAGTTCTGGATTTTCATAAATGTTACCTTGTAGGTACACATTACAATTTTCAATACAGTCAAACAGGCTATCCCATACTTCCTCTCCTGTTTTTATATTAATTAATTTGAACACACCTTCTTTAAAGATAATCTTTGCTTTTCCACTGTCTTCAAATTCATCACAGTATGTCCAAAGAATGATATCATTTTCAAAGAGTTCATCCCCTAATTCATCCTTGAATTCTGTGGATTTAGTGAAAATAACATCTTCAAAATCAAAGCAGTCACTTTCACAGATTCCTCCCCAACACAAATCAATTTCTTTCGAGTAATATCGAATTGTTTCAATGTAGTCTGCAAAACATTTTTCTTCTTTTATCCACGCTCTATACTTTGGAATCATTCCTCTACCTTCTCAACCTTAAATCCTTTATTGTTAAACACATAAGCCATACCATATCTAGTTAACTCTTCTTTTGTGAACTCATATTTTTTGTGTTGTGTAGTGTTGTAAATATCAACAAATTTTGCACCCTCATCACTCTTATAAAGGATCTGTTTTGTTTCAACAACTTTTACATTGTACTTAATTTCCTCTTTCACTTTGTAGCCATACAGCTTCATTTTTACCAAAGTTTCCACAGGCTTGTTATTACAGTTATTCAACCACAGGTGGAACTGTTTATTTACTCCTTCTCCTCTCTCTAGGCATCTCATCCAAGCCCAAATATTATATTCAAGATTACCTTTATATTTTTCATACCAGTCAACTACAAATTGAGGGACATCTTTAGGTTTGTAAATATCCTCTAACTTCTGTAGATCCTCCAAAACCTCTTCAACTGGAACATACTCAAGGCACATTTCTTTATATTCTTTAATTAATTTATTTAATACCATCTTAAATTCTCCAAAATTTTAAAGTCAAGGGGAATTTCACCCCTTGTAATTAGTTTTCTTTTTTCTTAAACGCTACTGTGAGGCTCAAAACTGTCAAACCTAACACAGAAAGGGCTACACCAGCTTCTGATCCTGTTTGAGGAAGCATAGGTGCTTTATAAGTTTCTACAGGTGTTTCATGTGAAACTTCACCTTTGTTTTCTACTTTCACTTCTTCCTTCTTAGGCTCTACCTTAGGACTTTCTGAAGGTACTTTTGGTTTATCTTCAGGAGTCACAGGAGGAGTCTTAGGATCTTCATGAGGTTTAACTGGTTCTTCAGGAATATGAAGCTCAGGAATTTCCACAATTGGTGCAGGAGGAAGAACAGGAACATCTTCAATTGGAAGGTAAGGTTTCTCAAGGATAGGAGCAGGAGGCATCATTGGAATATCTTCAATGTTGATCTCAGGCTTATCCAAGATAGGTGCATCATTAGGGATAGTTCCAATAGGTTCAGTGTATTCAGGTTTCACACGTTCTTCAGGAATACCTGGAATACCTCCATGCCATTCAGGTTTTTCATACTTAGGTGCTTCATTAGGAATTTCAAAGGTAGGTGTAGGTTTATTTTCACCTGAAGCATCACCTTTTCCTCCCACAAGCTGTACATAGCTGTATGAGGTAGATCCATCATTTTCAGCTTTCAACTCAATCTTGTTTGTAGGATTAACACTATCCTTAACATCATTAACAAGTTTAGTCTTATAATTGATGTAAAGCATGTGATCCAAGCGATCCATCTTGATAGTAAATCCATGATCTGACTTACTAATTGACTTAACTAGATCCATAGCATCACCCTTGTCAATCCAAGGATCTAGACTTTCAATGTTCTTGATCTCAAAGTAGTTATCAACTAACTTTTGATTTTCACTCATTTCATCAATGATAGTCACATAATTAAGCACACGCTTAGCATAGTTAATACGAGCTGTCCAGTTAATAACTGTTGGATCATCTTTATCTTGACTTCCCCACTTAGCTACCAACTCATCTTTACCAATTACTTGTTCTTTTCCAATGTTAGCAGTAACAACTGTACCATTAAAATTCACAGAAACAGGTTTTCCTGACTCTACTTTGTCAGTCCATTTTGCATCAAGTTTGAGACTCATTTGTTTGTTCAATGGATGGTTTGTAAAGTAGTCATTAAACACAGTGGTTACTGTGCGATCTTCAGGATTAGTAGAAGCCTTACCTACTACAGCATCTTCAGGGTTTTTAACATCAAATTCATACTTAGTTTGAAAGTTAAGCTCTTCAGGGAAAGTCATTGTTACTTTATCACCTGCATTAATAGGCATATCATCAGCAAATTTGATATTTTTGTACTCTACAGTAAATTCTTGATACTTTCCTTCACCCTTAGATTGGTCAATAACAACTTCAGGATTTTTTACAGTGATCTCTGTGCCTTCTTTAGTGATCTCTGTGGGCTGTTTAGCCTCAGTGGTATTATTACCCTCTGGATTAGTTACAAGAGCTGTAGAAGCTTCCTGTGAGCTTACAGGGCTATCCTGAGCATCAGCTTTAGCATTATTAGCAAGTGCAAGTGTAGCAAGTGTAGCTACTGTTAAGATTGTTACTTTATTGGTTTTCATTTTCAAAAATTTCCTTTTCTTTTTTAGTGAGTCTAGTTAGTTCCATTTTGTCAGGCTCATATCCTGAGTCATCATTTCTCTTATAAGCTTTACAACCCATGTTATCATCAACCACAAGATCATAAACATCTCCTGATTTATGGTTTCTAAAGTAAGTAACCATCCTTGATGAATTATTAGATTGTCGCTGTAGAAGAATCATTGACTCATACCATCCCTCAATAAATGCAGAACCATACATATCTGAGGTTTGAATCTTAGCACCCCTTTCAAGTTTCCTTGAGTGGTGTACTAACATGATTGAGCAGTTAGTTTTTTTGCTCAGTGTTGATAACATTTCAAGCCTTAGAACAATATCCTTATGCTTGTTTATATCTCCTGAACCAAAAAGTAGATACATAGGATCAATAATTAGGAGCTTAACCCCTAACTCTAGGATGCTATCCTTGAGCTTGTAAATATGATCCATAGTGATATTGTCATCTACAAAGTAGATAGGCAACTCAGTTTCACCAGTGATTGAATATATCTTGTGCTGTTCCATAGAGAGGTTATTCTCACCTTGAATGATTAATACAGCACCTTGTTTCACTTCCCTTCCATCAAAAGGTTTTCCTGTAGCTACAGCACAGGCAAGGTTAAGAGTAAGAGTTGACTTAAAGGACTTAGAAGGTGCTCCAATAACACCTACTGAATTGTTTTCCCACAGATCTTCAATTAACCAAAAGTCCGTAGGATCAAAAGGCTCAATCTCATCCACACGCTTGATATTAACTTTACCCTTGTGTGGCTTCTTACCTCTTAACTCAGTATCTTCAAGTCTTACAATTCCCTTAGGAGCTTTACTTAACCGCTTCAGTGAGGCTCTATCTTCAAGCTCTTCCTCAATCTCTTTAGCTTCATCCTCAACCTTAGCATAAACTCTATTTACTTCAGAATCTACATTCTTCTCTGTAAACTTAGCCATTGAATCAGGAGCATTTAGAAGCACAAATTTCACTTCTTCCTTGCTTGCCCCATTGATGAACATTTTGCTTTCAATGTTCCAAGCCCACTCTGACCTATCTGATCCTAAAGTGTTATTGAACTCTTGCTTCACAGAATATTCAAGCAGTAGTTCCTCTAGGTCATATTCTTTGTACTCTATAGGCTCATTATTAACTACCATGCTTTCTGTGATATCTACATCTTTCAGATGCTTGATAATTTCACGCTTCCTGTACACTGTACCTTTGCCTTGCATACCTGAGACTTTGAAAGTACTAGCATACTTGTGATTACATGTTCCTGGAATACGGTATAAATGCACAATGTCAGAACCACAAGGATCAAAGTCATATTTCTTTATCAGTTTTTTACAAATGATTTCTTGCTCTTGTGGAGTTACTTTATTATCTAAAACCCAAACTCCTTGGAACTTTCCTGGGCTTGTTTCCCAATAATAGCTAGGGGGAAGATCTTCAGGAATAGGTACTCCATCAATGTCTTGTGCAATAATAAAGCTATCTTTTGCCTTAACTTTTTTACGATCTCCTTCTTCACAAGGGGTAAAACAGATATATAGATCATATTTATCCCTTAAGGCTTTCACCTGTGAAGGAATAAGTTTAATTTTATAGTGAAATTGCTCAAAATCTCTAGCAAACACATTCTCAGGATGCTTTTGATTGTAAAATGTTTTATTTACAGCAAAAGGAATCAGGTCATCTTCTGTAAAATTTCTTCTCAGAAGATCTAAAAATTCTTTGCTCATTTACTCAAGTAACCTCCAATTTATCACAGGTTTGAATTTAAACCTTTCAGGCATGTACCCTAACATAGCATTATAAGCATCCCAATAAACATCACCCAATCTTGAGGAGGCTTCATTTAGGTAACTCATTATTGATTTAATGAATCTTTTAGACTTTCCTTTTACAATTTCTAAAAGTTTCATATTCACATTATAGATAGAATCATCAAGATCCTCTACAGAATTACACAAACACTTATCTTTATTAACCTCAATCAGTCTAAAGTATCTTTCATCTGATGCTTTCTCAGTGATGAACCCTAGCACAGAAAGTTGATCAAGTGCTTTATAGATAGTTCTACGATCTTTAATGCTTGTCATCTCCATTACATTTACTGTGTTCAAATACTGTTGTTTAGGCATACCTAGATATATATAACTTGACCACAGAAAAGCAAGTACTAGGGCTGTTTTTAAGCTCATTCCATAAAGCATAACCCATCCAAGGTTAAGGTTTAGGTAGTCTTTAGCTTTTCCATTTTCATCATAATTAAAACTATCATAGTAAAGGCTAGTATTTACTTTGTAGTTTCTTTTCTTTGAAAATTTCAATCCATCATATCCTAGAAGGTAGCTTTTATTCTCAGCAATTCCTAGATCCACTAAATTAGTTAGATATCTTGTAAGCTGTGATGAAGACACAGGAAAAACCTCTTGCAATTTCTCAGTACTGTAATTGAATGTCATTGTTTCATCCTCTGTGTGACTAGCACAGAAAGCATAGAATAGACACTCATTGATTGAGTTGAAAGGATTATCGTGCAAAAGGTTTATAGGAATTTTAATATACATAAATATTTTATCTCTCTTTCTTTTTTCTTTCTTATATCCTGTTGCTTTTTGGCATCCTCATTAGTGTATAACCCTATTTTAGCACAAAGGTTTCATAAAAGCAATACTTTTCTTCAAAAATTTTAAATTTATTTTCCTAGTTTCCTAGTAGTTATATACTTAGTAGTTAAGTAACTATATATTATATAAATTAAGTATTATTATATATATAGATCTTTAATGCTCAGATAAAATAAGGTTAGTAAAACCCATCTATGCTCAGATAAAGAATTTCAATTAAATACCACATAATTGTAATTTTTAGGTTTAACCTATTGACAATTTCACAACCTATGATATAATGTATTATAGTTCTTAACAAAGGACTATTTTGATACATGTTGATCTTTCGATCTTTTTGATCTTTCGATCTCCTGTGTATCCTATTTAGTGTGTTAGAGAAAGATCTCCTTTCCATTCTTAGGAGGTCTTTTTCTTTTTACTTAACCTCCTAAAATATGAAAGCAATCATCTGCATCAAGATACAGTCCTGAAAGAATCTCTGCTGTACCAAATTTCTTGTATCTACTATCCTGTGAGGTATTGGCATAGAAATTAATGTTTGCAAGATCTAGTTCATCTGTCTTAACATTCATACCCTTTATTTCTTTAAAATCTTCAAACTTTTTATCAAAGATAAAACACATAATAGCTTTTGTGAAAGAGTAACCACTCTTAGCCATCTCTCCACTACCAAAATTTGTGTAAGTTCCTGAAAAAGCTATATCTTCACCTTCCTGATAGTAGTAAATACGAGCAGAAGGCACAAGTTGACCATCTTCACCTAAACAATAGAATTTTAGCATTTTATAGCCTATAGCATCTAAAATTTTAGGTGTTTGCCATCCTGACTTGCCTTTTTTGTGACAAGATCCACAGAAAGCCCACTCTTCAGAAATATTTTCAATTTTATCATCAAAATAATCATAAATTAAGGCTCTATAGTGATAGCCCTTATGAAAATTAGGTTCACCTGTGTAGTAGTTTTCAAACCATGCTTTCACTTCTCCCCAAGTGATAAGATCTTCATCTTTAAAGGCTATATTTTGGCTTCTAAGCTGTTTTTTAAGGCTTGGGGTGTTATCCCCTTCACTATACCTAAAACCTGTGTAGTAGTCCTCTAAAAGTACCCTAAACGTGATATTTTCATATCTATCTATCTTGTATTGGCTTCTAAAGAAATGGTCTGATTTATCTTCAGCTTCAATTCTTTTATATTCTTCCAGCTGTGTCTTAATATCAAGAATAGGACTAAAGTGGACAAGATTAGGGTAAATAACATCTTTTCCATAATCTTTTAATATTTCATTTGTGTATTTATCCTCAATGAATCGGCTTACTTCAATATAAGAATATTTTAAAGCGTCTATAGTACCTTCATCCTTAACTTTACCTACTAATCTATTTTTTATCAGAAAGTCACAAATAGGATCTATATAAGGCTTTCCTAGTGACTCTTTTAAGGCTCTTTTCTGTATCTCCTGTAAGGGTTTAAAGTATTTATAACCTTTCAACTCATCAGGATTTAGATTTTCCTGTAAGTATTTCAGCGTTTCTGAATAACTTCCCTTGATTTTAACTTTATTCATATAGACTTAACCCCCTAACTCCTACTAGGGCATTATCTAAATAGAATTTTCTTCCTGTGATTAGTACCCCTTTAGTGATCCCTTTTTTCTTTAATGCTTCTGCTGTGATCTTGCTTACAATGATATATTGATTATTTTCAATTAGGCTTTTAATCACAGGTAAGGGGTCTGTGATAGTATAATCAATAATATCAATAGGTACTCCCTCAAGTTCCTTGATAGTTTTGTAGCTTGTATATGCTCTTAAGGTAAGTTTACTTTTTGGAATAATCTTGTAAACGTCACCCTTATGATCACATATATTGATATTGTGACCTGTTAAGTTAATCATCTAATCCTCCTAGATAAAATTTTAAGTTTTCAGGAATAAGAAGAGGCTGGAAAGTACCTGCATTAATGTATTTCAACCTTACCTCTCCTCCTAGTTTATTCAAGATAAAATAATCATGACTATTTTCATAGGCTCTTATCAAAATAACCTTGTCACCTTTCTCTAACCAATCCCAAGACTCCCCAAGGGTGTATACCCCTAGGAAGTCAAGATAAGGAGCATGAAAGTAGTTATTTTGCTCAATGAATTGTATAACCTTATCTACTGTTTCCTGTATCATAGCTTGTGAGCCTCACTTGTGATATCAACAAAAGTCCATAGAACATATACAGCACAGTAGAAGAGAAGGAACAAGCGAAAAGAGTAGTCTAGCACAGGATGTAAGGCAATGGAAAAGATAACAAAGACATTTGAGTAGTAAATAAATAGTTTTTTAAAGTTTAATTTGCGTTTTTTAGTGTTTTTCATTTTAGTTTTCTCCTTAATAATCAGTTTCACCAATTTTTTCAAAGTTTTCCTTATTTAACTGGAATAGCTTACAAGCTTCATTCAAAATTTCATCATCTGAATCCATTTCTTCCATATAGTAAAATTCTGTTGAGTGATCCTGGTTCAGTGGATCTTCATAGTATTCAATAATGCACTTTTCATACCAATTAGTAGGGTATTCAGGATTTAAGTTTTTAACAAAATAGAGTCTTTCTCCTGTTTCAAGATTTTCAAATATAGGGTAAGTCATTTTAATTCTCCTTGATTAGTTTTTCAATTAGTTTTGCTGTTTCCCACTTATCAGTTGTACTATAAAATTTTCCTTTATGGTAAAATCCCCCATAACCATCCCAAAAACGGGAATTAAGTGTAAATGTAAGGTATGTGAAAATTTCTACCAAACTTTCAGTCTTATATAGTGTAAGGATAGCTTCCTTAGTACCTCCCACAAGGTAAATACAAGCTTTCTTTTTATAAATAACTAATTTTAACATTTTAAATTTCTCCAATGATTTTAATTTATTGTATCTTTATCAGTGTAGTAAATATCACCTATTTTATAAAGGTCATAATCACTTGGGTGTACATGTATTTTGTGTTCTTTTTGTGTTTGAGAATCCCACAAAATGAATTGTAAGTATTCTCCGTCATCAGTCTTCCCTACAATCTCACAGTCTGAAGGATTAGGGTTTTTCACTATAGTTTCTTGTTTTTCTTTCTCTAATCTATCATAAATATTAGATAGATCATTCCCAGCCTTGAAAATGAACATTATAGCGAATGTACTGAAGAAAATTCCTATGTATAAGATATTCAGTAAAATCCTGTTAAATCTTTCCATGATATACCTTCCCAATTATAGATAACTTCCAAACATTTTCGGCTACTGTAATAACTAACTTGCTCTTTTTGGCTTCTGACCAAATAACAAGCTTGTGATCCCCATTTTCAATATAAGCATCTAGAATCTGCTTGTCTTTAAGCGTGTAGTTTTGTACAAATTCCTGCTTTTCTTGCTCTTTAGCTGTAAAAGTGGTTACTTTAGCAAGTGTGTAGATATTTAAACCTAACACACAAGCTAGTAGAATAGTAAATAATGCTTTTTTCATTGTTTTTCTCCTTAAATGATATAATCTTCTAATGTTTTCTTACCTACAAATTGGGCTTTTGTGTAAAATTCATCTTTTGATGGGCGATAGCTAACATGGAAGTCATTTCTTCCACAGTAGTTGAATAATTGAACAAGTGCATCACGGTCACTTTTACTTTGTCCATAGATATGGGCTACTAGTGGGAAAGTACTGAATTGTTCTAATATAACAATATTAGTTCCCCAATGATCCAATTCAAAGATATCCTTTTCTTTGTTGTAACGTGCTTGCCATTGACTTTCTAATTCACCGTAGTCATAACCTAGCCACATACGGGCATTTTTATTTGCAAATCCTGTTTTATGTGCTTTTTCAATGATTGTTTGAAGTTGTTTTGACATTTTTATTTCTCCTAGATTTTAAAATTTAAATTAAAGTGTAACCGTTGTTTCCAAGTTACCAAGGCGATTTAGTATTTTATCAAATTATGTTATACCATTCCTCATCAGTCATTTCATGGTAGCCTCTAGACTCCATTTGATCTCTCATTTTTCGGATATCTCTTTGTAGCATATTCATTGAGTGGATGTACTCAGCCTTGTGAAGACTTACAACAGTGCTATGAGATTGTCCATAGAAGTAAGTACCATTCTCATGGTCAATCATGATAAACAAACGGTAACCATATACTGACATTTTAGAAGCAAATAGTTCTGCATTTTTGTAATTGAATTTATAGGTCATTTTACCTATCTCCTTTGGATTTTAATAGTGAGATCTTTGCTTTTGGCTTGTCTCACAAGTCCTATGCTCCTTATCCTAAGAAGGTAGTAACTTGAATCTTGATAGCTCCTAGGTTGTATCTCTCTCAACCTTATGTAACTATTATATCAGGTCTGAAAGAAAAAGTCAACCCTTTTTTAACAAAATTTTTAATTTATTTTAAAATTTTTTAGCTTTTTAGTAATTATATTTTTAATTTTATCTATTCATAATTAGAAAGTAAGTGAGCAAGAAAGAGGAAGAAAGAAAGAAGAAAAGAAAGAAAGATAATGCTTGTAAAGTAAACCCCTTTTTGATATAATATAGATAGGAAGTAAATCATTAAGGAGAATTATAATAATGGTAAAGATAATAGAGATATCTAATAATCACAATCAATCAATAAGGATTGAAGGAAACAAGCTTACATATAAAGAAGGTAGAAAGAAAAGAACCTCTGTATTTTATTCTTATATGGTAGATGAAGAAGACCTTATACTAATCACAGGAGGTAACAGCTATCAAGTTATTATTGATAATGCTCCTATGTACAGTAGACATATCAAACAGGCTCTTCGTGGACTAGAGGGGGATAAGGTAGTGATATTCAGTGAGTGGGCTATAGCTAAGAGATGGAGAGACTAAGGCAATCATTTATGGTTGCTTTTTTGTATGGTGTAATGGAAGGGTAGATAGTACAGTTAGGTAATGGAGGTTAAGGTGGGTTAAGAAATAAATTAAGGTGGGTTAATTTTTTTGTTAAGCTATGTTAATTTTTTCTAATTTCCCCTCCATTGTTACAAAGAGGGTTGGTTTTGTTGCAAGTAAAAATGGAAAAATGTTAGGTCGATTAAAAAATGAGGAGGCAGGGAGGGAGGCTGGATTTACCCATTCACCAATACATTTTTATCCTTAAAAAATGGGTTAGGT